GTGGGAAGGCAACAATGGAGTTTCTGTAGAAACAAGTATTGACGGAATAACATATGTCTCGTGTGTAAATGGTCAGGCAATTCCTCAGTATAAACTTGGCTCATTTAGCACAACAAATAAATTATATATAAAGATAACATTGTCAACAACAGATGCATCTAGATATCTTCCTAAGCTAAAGTATTTTATGATTTCATTCTATAATGATCAAAGAATATACTCATCTAATGGCCCAGCAAATATTACAACTATGGATGGCGTAACTGGGGTATCTGACGCAAACATATCATTTGGAATGAATAAGAGCGACATCCTATTAAGAGACTATAGAAATGGTGTCAGAACAGTTACAGATTCAAGCTTCTATTTAAATACAGAGACATTGGTTAAAACACTAGAGTTTTTCTACACCCCCTCTGCTCTAACCACAAGTTCTCTGGTTTCTTCTACAAGTAATGGCGGGGCGGCATCAAATTTCTCTTGGAATAATCTAGGGGCTATTAGCAAAACCAATATATCTGCAATATATGTAAATAGCGTAAACAAGACATCTGAAACTAATATATCTAATGTGTTTAAAGATGATCAATTACACCATGTGGTAATTGTGTATTCTCAGGCAATAAGCGGGGAAATAGAATTTAATCATAATCTAAGCGGAAGCGTATCTGCCCTATATCAGTATATTGCCTTATATCAAGATGCATTTAATTCCACCCAGGCCCTCAATCACTATAGCCTATGGATGAATAGAGATGTAAAAACTATATCTGACAACTCAACTTACTCCATGTCTATTGCAGAAGATGAAGCCGAATACTTTGATAATGTCTGGCTGTTAGTTCAAAATAGCTAATTTTGTCACAGGCGCTGACAAAACCTAGACTTTGACTTAAAAGAATGGTAAAATAAGAATCTATGGATATCAATAGAACTAATGTAAAGATGCTTGAAGAAGAGTCAACCCTTGGTATATATGTGTGGGAAATGCCAGACGGAAGATGGATTGGCGATGATGACGGAAATTTCTTGTCAGTAACATCCAAAAAGGGAAACCGCTCAAGAATGAATGCCTTGGCAGATGCCGTTAGATCTTATGGAATTCATGAGGGGCAACCAAAGTTTTTATCAGCCCGTAGAAAAATAGACGATGAAGAATTTGAATATCAGAAACAAAGATTAGACTGGGGCCTAGTGCCAGATCCTTTAGATATTGGAAACTATAAGGATGAAATTAAAAAGCTTAAGGGGATGCGATGAGACACGAAGACGATAGAGAGAATATAGATTCAGGTATTGTTCTTAAGAATGCTGGAGATTTGTTTTTTAAGTCAGCCCCAATAACACAAGATAACGATTCCTTTAATATTGAAAATGAAGAGTTGTTAAAGATAAGTGGATTAGGAACATCAATCCGCCGTAAAATAAGCAGAGATCTTCAAAAGAGATTTGTTGGTATTGATGGAACTGGAACTCAACAGAACCTTCTACAGCAGGCGATTACTGGCTATGCAATGTTCGACCTTGTTCAGCCAGAATATAATTTAGATTATCTATCACGCATTTATGAGATTTCCCCATATAACTATGCAGCAATCAATGCTAAGGTTTCTAACATTGTTGGTCTAGGCTATGACTTTGTTGAAACCAGAAAAACAATTGAAGCAATGGATGGAATTGATAATGAGGTTCAGCTAGAAAGAGCCCGTAGAAAGTTAAATAGATTGCGTCAAGACCTACATGATTGGTTAGAAGATTGCAATGAGGAAGAGACATTTAAAGAAACACTTATTAAGTTTTATACAGACGTAGAGGCAACAGGAAACGGCTACCTTGAAATTGGTAGAACGTCAGCTGGAAAGATTGGATACGTTGGACATATACCCTCAAAAACAATGCGTATTCGTAGACTACGTGATGGCTTTATTCAATTACTTTATGGAAAGGCTGTATTCTTCCGTAACTTCGGAGATCAAGAAACACCTAATCCAATTTCAGGCGGAGAAGATCGTCCAAACGAAATTATTCATTACAAGAAGTATACTCCGATGAATAACTATTATGGAATCCCAGATATTATTGCGGCACAAAATGCTATGGCTGGAAATGAATTTGCTGGAAAGTATAACCTTGATTATTTTGAGAACAAGGCTGTTCCAAGATATGTAATTACAGTCAAGGGTGCTAAACTATCTCCAGAATCAGAAAGAAAATTACTTGAGTTTTTCCAGGTTGGATTAAAGGGCAAGAACCATAGATCTCTTTATGTTCCACTTCCTGCAGATAGCCCAGACTCAAAGGTTGAATTTAAGATGGATCCAATTGAGGCTGGAGTCCAAGACTCATCATTTAATACATATCGTAAAATGAATAGAGATGAAATCCTATTGGCTCATAGAGTCCCAATTAATAAAATTGGCGTTCCAGAAGGAGTTAGTCTTGCATCTGCCCGTGATGCTGATAAAACATTTAGAGAGCAGGTTTGCGGACCAGCCCAAGATATTCTTCAAAAGAAATTAAATAAAATAATCGGTGAAATGACCGATGCGCTAGAAATTAAATTTACTCAGCTTACTCTTACAGATGAGGATACTCAATCTAAGATTGATGAGAGATATTTAAGAATGCAAGTAATTACCCCTAATGAAGTTAGAATTAGAAAGGGTATGGTTCCAATTGATGGCGGAGACGAAGTTGTTGAATTAAAGCCACAACAGGCTGCAGAGCAAACTGCTCAGGCAATGAATTCTCGTCAAAGAACTCAGGAGAGATCTGCTAATGCCCCAGATACAGATGGGGAAGCCCGTCAGCCAAAAGGGGACGGAAGAGTAACTGAATAAATTATTAGGCAACTAGTTATTTGCCTTTTGATATATACACGTATAAAATTAAGCATATGAATATTGAAAAATCTCTATGGTCTGCCGATGGCGAAAACATCTCGCTTTCAGTCCCATTCACAAAAGTTAATCGTGAAAAAAGAACTGTATCTGGTTTTGCAACCCTAGATAATATTGATCAAACTGGAGACGTTGTTACTTCAGAAGCAAGCATGAAAGCATTTGAAGGCTTTCGTGGAAATATTCGTGAGATGCACACTCCGCTTGCAGTTGGCAAGCTAGTTTCATTTAAGCCAGAAACATATTATGATTCAAAGACTGGTGAATTCTATAACGGAATTTATGTAGATGTTTATGTATCAAAGGGCGCACAAGATACGTGGGAGAAATGTTTAGACGGAACTCTACAGGGATTTTCAATCGGCGGGAAGATTAAAGACTCAGACAATGAAGTTAATAAGTCAACAGGAAAGCCTGTAAGATTTATTAAAGAGTATGACCTTGTAGAACTTTCAATTGTTGATTCCCCAGCAAATGAACTATGTAATGTTATTTCTATTCAGAAGATGAATGGACAATTAATTTTTAAGGGAATGGCTGCAGAAATTGTAGCAGAAAATATTTTTTATTGTGAAGATAGTGATTCTGTGTTTATGTCAACAGAGAAGACATTTGATTCACCAATTACTGGAAAGCCAGCAACTTTAATCGGTTGGGTAGAAAGCGCAGATGTAAACAAAGCGCAAGAAGTAGATAAGATTCTTGATTCATTTAAGAAGTCAAGATTGTCGTTGCCTGATACACAAATAATTGCAAAACAGGCAAACGCAGAAGGAGGTAATGAAGTGTCAGAAAACACAGAAGCAACAGTAGTCGAAGAGACTCCTGTCGTAGAAGAAACACCTGTTGTTGAAGAAACAGCAGCTCCTGCAGAAGATGCAGCACCAGCAGAAGACGCTTCTGCCGAAACTGTTGAAAAAGCAGCCGACGTATCAGAAGTTATGGTTGATGAACCTGATTTTGCAAAGATGCTAGGCGATCTAAAAGGCTTTTTCTCAGAAACTCTTAATAAGGCATCAGAGTCAAATGCTATTCAAGTTTCAGCAATCAAAGAGACTGTTGAAACATTTAGCAAGAACGTTGATACCCGTATTACAGAATTGGCAGAACAACATGCAGCACTTTCAAAGGCTGTAGAAAATATCAAGAACACAATTGATGGCGTAGAAAAGCGTGTTGACGCAGTAGAATCAGATACTGCAATTAAGAAGTCCTCTGACCTTGGCGGGTCGCAGGAAGTTACAATCAAAAAATCTAAATGGAACGGCACTTTCCTCGGTTCCGTATCAGAATTAATTCGATAGAAAACAAAGGTAGGTGAAAATATAATGAGCAACGAATTGTTAGCAAAATCAGTAGCCGCTGATACCACAATTACAACATCAATGTCAGGTTCTGCATCCGCAACAACTGGCATCCATGTTGGATCTGAAGGTGACGGTGGTTTACTAAACCCAGAACAGTCTGCCCGCTTCTTAGATTATATGTTCGATGCAACCGTAATTGGAAAAGTCGCACGCACAGTCCGTATGAAGTCAGACACAACAGAGATTGATCGTATTGGAGTCGGAGAGAAGCTTATGAAGCTTGCAACCGAAGCAGACGATACAGGTGCAAACGCAGCTGTTACTTTCTCAAAGATCTCTCTTACAACAAAGAAGCTTCGCTTGGATTGGGAACTTTCAACAGAGTCTCTAGAAGACAACATTGAAGGTCCAGATCTAGAAGATCACATTGCACGCATGATGGCAACACAAGCAGGTAACGACATTGAAGATGTAATCCTCAATGGAAATACCTCACTATCATCAGATGCACTATACAAGGCATTTGACGGTGTTGTTAAGAAGTCAAAGACAAACGGACGAGTTGTAGATGCAGGTGGAGCTGCAGTATCTCGTGCTGTGTTCAACTCAGCACTTAAGGCACTTCCACGTAAGTATAAGCAGCGCAGAACAGATCTACGCTTCCTAGCAGGTTCAAACTTGATTCAGGACTTCCTATATGCAAACAGCATTGGAACAAACCAGACAATCCCACAGGATATTGCTTCAAGCATCATCCGTGGAGATGTCCAGCCACTATCTGGTCCAGCAGGTTACGTAGCACCTTACGCATTTGGTATTCCAATTGTTGAAGTTCCGCTACTTCCAGAGACACAGACTGGTGATTACTCAGGAGCAACAGGTTCACACGGTGATATCCACTTGACATTCCCAAATAACGTAGTTATTGGTGTTAAGCGTGATGTAACTGTATACCGTTTCTTCTGGCCAAAGAAGGACGCAATCGAATATACAATGTATACTCGTGTTGGTGTCCAGATTGAACAAGCAGATGCTTGGGTAGTCGTAAAGAACGTTAAGGTAGCTTCATAATTTAATTTATAAGCGAACTGCAAGAATTGCCCCCCAATTAATCTTGGGGGGCTTTTCATTTTAATTTACTAATGCTATAATTAAATACCGAGAAAAAGGAGCAAATTATGTCATTTGAAACACTTAAGGTTTCAGAACTAAAAAAAATTGCAGAAGATTTTGGCGTAGACACAGATTCCGTAAAAGGAAAGCCTAGCTTAATTGCAGCACTAGCTGAAGAAGGCGTAACATGGGCAGTGTATGAAAAAACAATTAAAAGTATTGATGATAGCAAAGAAGAAATGGAAGTTCTTCCTAAATTTGACCCGAATAAGCTTCAGGACAAAGATACGGTATTGGTTAGAATGACAAGAGCTAATTTCCGTTATGACATTTTGGGACACACCTTTACAAAGGAACACCCATTTGTTGCAATGAAGGAAGAAGATGCACAAGCAATTTTTGATAAGGAGGAAGGTTTTAGATTGGCTACGCCAAAGGAAGCACAAGACTTCTATCACTAAAGCCTAACATATGGCAGAGATATATATTGATCAAACTTCACCAATTAAGACAAAGATATTTTGGGGAGGACAAATTGTCGATGCCGACGGAAGCGTAACTGCAACCGTGTATGATATTACAGAAGACTCAACAATAGATCCAGCTGTTAATCCATCTACAGTCCAAGCAACAATAACTGCAACAAAATTAGAAACAGATGCTGGAACCTATCAGATTATTTTGCCAATTTCATTATGCCGCAGAAATAGAAAGTTTAAGGTTTCCTGGTCATATTCAGTTTCTAGTTCTTCTGGATCACATGTTACCTATGTAGATGTAGTAACACCATATGTAAATATAGCAGATGTCCTTGAGGATTTAAATATAGGAACAGACGCTTCTGATCCAAATTATAAAACTTATCATGAGCTTCAAATGGCAGAAAAATATGCTCGTAAGTTAATTGAGTCATATACAGAACAGTCATTCTTCTTATATGATGATACACAGATTGTATACGGGCATGGCTCAGATATTCTTCCGATTCCTTTTAGAATTCATGAAATACATAAACTGTATGAGAATGACGTTCTTTTAGTTGACAATATAGAAGAAGTAAATAACTGGATATATACACCAGTTGTTTCCGAGTCTAGTTTTGGAATAAGAATAAATAGACAATCATTAATTGACAATGTTGTTTATTCTGCAAACGGTTTGGTGCCTCCGTCTATTAATGAATACGGATACGTTGGAGCATTTAAAAAAGAATCCAGATACACAATATCTGGAAGATTTGGCTGGCCTTCTGTTCCAGATAACGTAGAAGAAGCGTGCATAGTTTTAATTCAACAATTTTTTGACAAGGACACATCTTGGAGAAACAAGTATGTAAAGAACATCAGCGCCTTTGACTGGAAGTTTGAATATATGCCAGAAGCCCATCTTGGAACTGGAAACCTTTATGCCGACCAGCTTTTGGCACCATATGTTGTAAATGGAATGGTAGTCTTCTAGAATGGATATTATTTCATCAGTCCTTCCGATGAAGTTGGATCTGTTTATTCAGCAGGATGTTCAGGACGTAGATACTGGCTCAATAAATAAATATTTTAACTACATTCAAACTATTGATTGCTATGCAAAAGGAATTATAACAAATTCCATATCTACTCGTGCAGCAGATAAACAGCAGTTTTCTAATAAGTATACAAATGAGCAATTAATACAAATTAGGACAATTGAAAAGATTAATATTAGACACAAGATTACAAATATTAGAAATAAAAATGGCGGGTATATTTGGACCGAATTAAACTATCCAACTGAGACCCCAACAGTATTTGAGGTTATAGGAGTTACCCCAATAACTGACCCCTTTGGAAATGTCATAGCATACAACTCTACAGCAAAAAGATCGGAGAACCAGGTAATTGGAGTCTAACGTAGCGTTATTAAGAGCAGCCAGCGGACTAGAAAGATTAATGTTCGGTGGTCCAAAAAACTCTACTCTTAAAGACTCAAATGTAGCCCAAATATCTGCAGCTCTATACTACCAAGCAAATGTAATTGCTAAGCTTACATCAAATAAACAATTTAAAGAAACATTTCAAAAAACAATATACCGTCAAATAATGCAGGACTTTGGAAACTATATTGACGCAAAGGCAAGAATGAATCCAAAATCCCTGCACCATGTCTATGAATGGAATAGAGCAGGACAATCAGATTACAGACTGTTTGATTTAGTTATGATTGATGGAGAAGGAATTTCTTTCAAAATTAAATATACATTAAATCAATCTAAATCATTTGTCCCATCCGCAGAAGGAAAAAGAAAACACGTATTTGCTAACAAGGCTTCTGTGATGGAAGCTGGAATGCCTCTTAAAATTGCTCCACGCTATTCTGAGAGGCTAGTATTTGAAATGAATGGTATTACAGTCTTTATGCCTAAAGGCGCTTCAGTGACCGTTAGAAGCCCAGGAGGGGCCAAGGCAAGAAATCAATTCTCCCTCGCATATTCACAATTCTTTAGTGGTAATTTAGTAAATGAATCAATTAAAAAGTCAGGGTTTCAAAAGATATTTAATTCTGCATCTGCTAAAGCATTAAGAATTCCAACAAGTATTAAGAAGGTTAAATATTCATTTTCTCCTAATACAGTTAGATCTGAAGCAGACATGGCGGCAGCAACAGCATTTGGAGGTGCACTGATATGACAGTTAATTATAAATTAGATTCAGTAATAGAGTTAAGAAAGTATCTATGGGATCAATTAGTTGATGCTGAGATATTTAACCCAGATGATTACTACAGCGAAAATATAGGAGATGCAATTATTCCTATTATTCCAGTTCAGCAATCACCAGAAATGAATCAATTTTTGAGCGGGAAGAAGCATATAATCTACGACAAGATAGGAATATCCTATGACACCATGTGGCAGGTATGCACAGAGCAAGTTTTATTTACCCTATATGCAACAGATTTTTCTGATTTAAATGAGATCAGAAATTTAATGATAGACCTATTTAGAAGAATGGATGAGTCTGCCCAAGATGTAAACAGATGGGCAAACATATCCACAAAGTTTAAATTCTTCTCAATATATGTTTCAGACATGTCTCCCATATCCCCCTCAGAAGAAGTCCAAGGCTTTTTAGCGGCAGACGTAATCCTTGAGGTCAAATATGCCAGAGACATATCCACAAATGGCAGGTTTATTTAATTTGCCTTATTACTCTTTATAGCCTAAAATTGGATATAGAGGAAAGGGCCTAGCCAGCCAAAATTTTTACAACTTAATATTATTTTAAAAACAGGAGGTATAACAATGGCATTTAATAATGCAAAGAATATCCTTGTTGGTGCATCACCACTATATGTATCAGTCAAGGATTCAACAGATCCAACTTATGTAGAAAATCTTTTGGATATCCCAACAGGTGGAGTTACATTTGCAGCAAGAACATCAGCAGCTACAACACTAGCAGCTTCAGATAAGGTTCGCAACGTAGGTTTTACTAATAATGGTCTTCAGATCACTTATAACCCAACATACGATTCAGTAACAGTAGATCAGCTTCTTGATACAGCTAAGCTGTTCAAGTCTGCTATGGAGGTTATGATTGCAACTGAAATGTCTGAAGGAACACTCGCAAACGTTCTTTTGGTATTCGGTCAGGGAGCATCAACTCTTAGAAAGAATAACGCTGCATCAACAGATGCATATCCTACTAAGGGTGCAACTGGCGCAGATGATAGAGATCTAACACTAGGTCTTGAGGCAGGAGCACTTGGTGTTCAGCCAACAGAGCGTCAATTATTTGCAGTTGGTCAAGCACCAACTCTAGCAAAGGGAGATACTACAGAAGTTAACGCAACAACAGAGCGTGTATATTATGCACGTCGTGTTTTGTCAGTTCAACAGTCACAGTTCTCACTAGCACGTAACACACCAACAACATTCCCAGTAACTTTCCGTCTGCTTCCAGACGCAAATTACGCAGGATCAGAATACGGCAAGATTATTGACCGTGTTCTAGCATAATAATTAATTAATTATTATTAAAGAAGGCCCCCAGAAATGGGGGTTTTCTGCTTGTATTAGTAAAAGTCTTTTGTTATAATGATTTAGACTAGATCCTAGGAGGATTAAATTGGCTACAACAATCTACGACGTAGAACAAATTGAATTACAAAATGGCGCAAAGGTGACCCTAAAGCCCCTAACCATCAAAGACTTGAGAAAGTTTATGGCTGCAATTGGTCAGACACAAGACGCAAAAACAGAAGACGAAACATTAACAATTCTAATTGATGCCTGTGCTGTTGCACTAGAAAAGCAGCTACCAGATTTGGTAAAAGATCGTGATGCACTAGAAGACGCATTGGACGTTCCAACTATTAACCGCATTCTTGAAGTTTGTGGTGGAATTAAGATGGACGACCCAAACCTTCTAGCGGCAGCGGTTCTGGCTGGTCAGAACTAGATCTAGCCGCTTTGCTAGGGGAAGTCTTTCTTTTAGGTAATTGGAAAAATTACGAAGAACTAGAAGATAGTCTTTCAATGCCAGAGTTAATACAAACTTTTAAGTCTATGCAAAAAACTGAAGAAGAGAAAAGAAAATTTTTAGCAATGCTTCAAGGTGTAGATTTAAATGACAGCAGTGAAGAAGATGGTCCGTCTTTCGACGATGTAAGGAGAAAGGCTTTGGGCATAGAGGCTTCTGGAGACGATGTAGTATCTCTTCAGGGCCAATTTGCAGCAGAAGCTGGATTCGGTATCGGAGCTGGATTAGGATACGCTAAGGAGTAACATATAGTTACATGGCTGAAGAGAATCTAATACAAACCAACATTGTCGCTACTAGCGACATGACAAGCCTTATTGTAGATCTGAATAAGGTTTCTTCTGCATTAGCATTACTTCAGGAGCGCTTAAACGCCTCCAATAAATCTTTAGCCACACAAGCTGCTGTAATGAACAGAACGTTTGCAGAAACGTTAAGAAGCACTGGGCAATTTTCAACACATTTCGTAAGCCTGACATCAGATGTAGATAAATTTGGATCTCAACTAGATAGAGGCCAGGTAAAACTTGGACAATTCTTTAGAGTATATGGAGACCATGTTAAAACTTCTGGCGGCTTAGTAAGAGAATTAGCTCAGCAGCAGGTAAGATTACAAAACTCCATACTTCAGCCTTTAGGTAGAAATGCCGAAGGCTTAATGCAATACAATGTTCAAATACCAAGAGGCTTAGATATAACTAAAAATAAGACTGCTATCCTAAAACAGGAGATGCAGATTCTTAATAAAGTTGTTCAAGAAGGTGCTGGACAATTAATTAACTGGGGTAAGAATACTCAGTGGGCTGGTAGACAGCTAACTGTTGGATTAACTGTTCCAATGGCAGCATTTGGTAAAGCTGCAGCAGATGCATTTAAAACAGCAGATGAGCAATTAATTCGCTTAACTAAGGTATATGGTGGATTGTCTGCAACATCTGCAGCAGAGCTTGCAAAAGTTAGAAAAGATGTTCAAGAAACAGCTACAATATTAGCTAAGTCATACGGTGCAAGTTTTAAAGATACTTTAGGTTTAGCAGCAGATATTGCAGCAACTGGAAAACAAGGTAATGAGTTATTAGGTTCAATACAAGAAACAACTCGCCTTGCAGTTCTTGGTGAGGTAGATAGAGCTGATGCGATGAAGGCGACACTTGCCATTCAAAGTGCGTTTAAGCAAAACACAGAAGAGTTAACTCAATCTATTAACTTCCTGAATGCAGTTGAAAACCAAACATCTACAACACTTAATGACTTAGTGGAAGCAATTCCAAAAGCTGGACCAGTAGTAAAGGGTCTTGGCGGAGATGTTGAAGACTTAGCCCTTTATCTAACTGCTATGCGTGAAGGTGGAATTAATGCATCTGAAGGCGCTAATGCATTAAAGTCAGGATTAGCATCACTCATTAATCCAACTAAGGTAGCTACAGGACTATTTGCTGGATTTGGAATAGATCTTAAAAATATAGTTACATCAAACGCTGGTAACTTAACTAACACTCTTTTAGATTTACAAAAAGCCTTAGACACACTAGATCCATTACAGAAGCAACAGGCTATTGAGCAGTTATTTGGAAAATTCCAATTTTCAAGAATGAATGCTTTATTTGAAAACCTTGGTAAGCAAGGTAGCCAGACTCTTCAAGTTTTAGACTTAATGAAGGCCTCATCAGAAGATCTTGCAAATATTGCTGGACGAGAATTAGCACAGGTAACAGAGTCTGCTTCTGGTAAGTATAAGAGAGCAGTAGAAGGCCTAAAGGCGGACCTTGCTGGAATTGGAGATCAATTCTTAAAGATTAATACAACATTGATTAATGTTGTAGATTCAGTAATTAAATTTGTAGACAAGTTGCCACAACCAATTAAGCAGGCACTTGCATTTATGGGAATGCTTACAGCAACAGCTGGACCACTTATCATGCTTGCTGGTGTGCTAGGAAACTTCTTCGGATATATTATCAAGGGAGTTTATCACTTCAAGGCCTTGTTTAAAGGCGCAGAAGGATGGAAGTTATTAACTCCAGAAATTTTAGCTGCAAATAAAGCTGGCGGATTAATAGAAGAAACATTCTATAGTGATGCAAGAGCAGCAGCAATTCTTAAGCAAGCATTAGATGGCTTAGCCGCTTCTTATGCAAAATTAGAAACAAGAGCAAGCAGTGCAGCAGTTTCTACAAACCCAACAATATCAACTGTTGCTGGATCCGTAGTTGTTGCAGGCGGAAGCGCAAGACAGGTAAATACAGAATCTCCATATCTTAGCGATAAAGATACTCGTTCATTTTCACACATGGAACCAGTATCTCAAATGTCTACAGAAAGAAGAGAAGGCCAGACATTATTTGGTGTAGTCCCAGGAGCACCTATAGTAAATCAAAAGATTGGTGCAAATCCTCAAATCTATATGGAGGAAGATCTTCCAAAGATTCCTGGACTAACTTCTATTAAGGGAGTTTCAACTGGTGTAGTTTCACAAGAAGCAGCAAAGTGGCATGCAATGTCAGCAGCACTTGCCATGCAATCTGAATCAGAAATTGCTCTTCTAAAGAAAGAAGTAAAAACTACTGGCTTAGTTACAAGCTCATTGTCAGATTCATATCAGGCAATGCTTCCAGAAATGACTAGGTTAACAAGCTTAGCTGCAACTGAATCTAAATTAATTGTTGCAGAATTACAGCAAGGCAAGATAACAGTTGATCAGGCACGAGCAAAAATTATTGCATTAAATGCACAAATTGAAGCTATGATGGCACAAACTGCATCAACTACAGCAGCTGGAATGGGAAGAACAATAGATGTAACAAGAGTTCCTTTATTAGATCAGCCAGTTGTAAATCCAGTTAGCGGCAAATCAAATATGAAAGAATTGATGAAGCCAGGAAGAACCAGAACATTAATAAATAATATAGCCAGAGTTCTTGGCGTAAAAACATATGGTGCTCCTTATTCCATAGAAACAACAATGCCAAAGAGATACAATATTGGTGGAGATATTGAAAAGTATGGAGCAGGAAATACAATTGTTTCTGGCCCTTCATCAATTAATTATGATGACAGAATGGGAAGAATACCTGTAGGCGGATTTGTATTAAATCAGCAGGCTTCATTAGACCCTAGAAACGCACCTCTTGTTGCAGCAGCACCACAGACATACAATGCTGGCGGACCAACAATAGACGCAATGCTTACTCCAAAGGAAACAATCTTCGGTCCAGGAATTAGAAAGAATCCAGAATTATATGCAGCAGTTGCTGCAGCAAATAACGGATACGCACTTGGCGGAAACATTCTTCCAATGAAAAAGAATTATGGAAGATTTGCAAGCAGCTTAGCAAAGATGATTACTACTGGTAAAGGTAAGGATGCAATTCTTAATTACCAGGAAGAAATTTTATTAAAGGCTGGAACAGTTAGAGCTTCTGCAAAAGTAATTGATGAATTAACTGGAACACCACTTCCTAAAGGTGCAAAATATGATAAGTATGGACATATTATTACAAAAGATGGAACTAGAATTCCTGGCAAAATTGCAAAGCCAGCAACTGGGCTTTTTTCAGATGAAGATTCATTTAATAAATACAATAAAATATTGAGCGGTGAAAAGGGCTTAAAAGGAAAAGATGTTACTGGATATCTAAGAGGCCTATTAAGATTTGGCGGAGGAAGAGTAGTTGGATCTACTTCTCAATTGCTTAGATCAATTCCAGAAAACATTTTGGATAGAAAAGTTGTTGATGAAATAGAAAAGAAGATTAGCTCTGAATATATAAGAAGAGTAACTAGAATGAAGAGAGAGGGTGTTGGATTAACTGATGTAAATAATCCATATCACGATATTTCTTCTTCAGTATTAGAAGAATACTTTGATAATATTCCAGCATTAAGAGGGATATGGAATCAGTGGAAGGTTAAGACTTCTGCAACAAATAAGCATTATTTTAATGAAATGGTAAAGGGCCGTGGCGCAAGCACAAATGAATTAATTGATTTACAGGTGTTCGGTCCAAATGGAGAAGTTATTCCAATAGGACCATTAAAGGGCGCTGACGGCTCTAAGATATATCACGCCGCAAACAAAGACTGGGAAGAAAACTTACTTGCATATAACATGGGCGGCGGTATTATAGATTCAAAGAGAAAGAACTATGGAGTTAAGTCTTTACCAACAGCTGTAATAAATAAATTAACTGCAAAGTGGAAGCCACAAATGCAGTTCAGACAACCAGGATATCAATATACATTAGGAAATCAAGATCCACTTCATGGACCACTTCAAATTGGTAGAACCATGGTTCCTAAAAATATGCAAGATGAACTTGATTGGCAAAGAGAGATTGTTTACAAGGATGATAGATTTGCAAGAAATGCTGTAATGCAGCAATTCCCAATAGGATCACTTGAAGACCGTGGCAAATATATTCTAAGACAGTATATGTCTGGAAACTATGAGCCTATGGAAGGAAGAGGATCTTACGAGGCATTAAGATCATTGTCTAAAAAGTATAGAGGTAAATTATATAGAGGAATTATATTAGGAAGAGGCACTGGAAAGAAATCCAATCCGCTTCCTAAAGAAATTTCAGACGCAATTGAATTAGCTCAAGCAACTGGAGACATATCTGGTTTAGTTGGAAAAGAATTTATTATGCGTAGATCCTCTTGGAGCAAGAGTAGCGCTGTCGCTAGTTACTTTGCCCCAGGCTTTGCAGCACCAGGACAAAAATCAGTTTTAATAGAAGCAAATGTTAATAATAGAAATGTTATTCCAGCTGGAGACATGTTCCCAGATGTTAGGTTCCCAGCTCCTTATGGACAAGCCAGAGCAAACTGGCCAGAACAAGAAGCAATCTTCGGAGGCAAGTTTAGAATTATTGGTTTTGAAAATGGAAAACTTCAAGTAGAAACTGTTGTTGATGGTGCTAGAGCAATGGGCGGACCAGTTAACTCTAACAAGTCTTATATAGTTGGAGAAAAGGGTCCAGAGCTATTTGTTCCAAAGGTAAATGGTTCTATTGTTCCTAACTACGCTTTAGGTGGAGATATTAAATCTGGCAAGAGTGCATATGGTGAGCAGCCAACTGGATTAAACATGAAGAGACAAATGGGTATGAGTCTCCTATCAATGATACCTGGATACGCTGGATTCTCTATTGGACAGAAATTAACTGGCGGAAACATGATGGGTGGAATGGCTGGCGGACTAGCTGGAGATATTTTAGGAACTGCTTTATTAAATAAGTTTATGTTCTCTGCAGATGGTGCTACAAAGAGAGTTTCCCTATTAACCAGATCTTGGCAATTATTTACTAAATTGCCAGGACCAGTAAAAATTGTAGGAGCAATTGCAGCAGTAGCAGGTTCAATAAAATTAATAAATGACAAGATAATGGATCATAGAAGAATCATTAATCTTGCATTTGGTCAAACTGCAGATACTGCAAAAAAGATTGGCGATAATTTCCAATTTAAGTCTTTAGCAGATCAATTAAAGGAAGCAAGAAGTGAGCTAAAGGCTTTCAATGACTCAATGACTATTGCTGGATCTGCAGACAAAAAGGTTAATATTGGACAGCTTATGTTTAAAGCTGAAGATATTAAAAAAGAAATTCAAAAGGTTAAAAAAGATCTGCCAGAACTAGTCGATGTATTTAATAAGGCTCAGCCAGACGAAGTTCTTGTAAAGGCAGAACAGTTAAAGGCACAATTTATTGCAGGCGGAATGAGCTCAGAAAATGCAACAAAGAAGATATATGCATTAATTGCTGCATCAAATGATGCTAATATGGCATTATCTACAGTTGCAAATGCTGGATTCCAAGCAATAACAGATAAGTCAACTGCAACAAATAGATCACTTGAAACATTTAACGAGTTGCTAGTTGCTGGCAACACAGATCAAATATATGCAGCATTTGAGACTGCTAACATATCTGCACAGGCACTAGAGACTTCCTTGGTGGGAACTAAAAATGCACAAGGTGAAATTATTACTGAAGCTCAGGCATATGAAGAAGCATACAATAGAATTGCAGCTTCAGCATCTGGAAATAAAGAAATTGGCGAAGCTACACTAAGAGCATTTATTTCACAGAATAAAGAACTTGAAAAGATATTAAATGCAACAGATACTATGGAAGGTGCATACGCTAAGTTAAAGCTTTATGCATTAGGTATTCGTGAAGACTTAGTTGCTATGAACTCTGAATTAGCAGAGGCACTTGCTTTGGTTGCAACACAACAAGCTGGAATCTTAGGCTCAAGCACTGGGCCATTTAAAGAGCTTGTAAACTTAATTGCTAAAAAAGACGCTGCTTCTAAAGCATCTGCAGCAACTGCTAAAAAATTAGCAACTGCAACAAAAGAACAGATTCAAGCAGAAATTGATAAGCGTAAAGAAAATATTGATGCAATTAAAAAAGAAGCAGAAGAAAGAAAAAATGCTTTAGACGAAGAGCTTTCAGATTCAGATAAGCTAATTGCTATTCAAAAAGCACAAATTGAATATCAGAACGCAATAGCATCTGGAGACTTTACAACAGCGGCACAAGCCCAGCTAGATATACAAAGCCTTGTTCAAGAGCAACAAATTGAATTAGCAAAGAGAGCAATCGATGCAAACGCTGATTCTAGAATTGCTCCAGAAGAAAAAAGAATAAAGACGCTTGAGGATCAGCTAAAGGGATTAGACGGACAAATTGCTTCTGCAAATGAGGCGGCTTCAAAGACAATGGACAATGTTAATAAGCTAAGAGAGACATTGTCTGGACTTATTACATTTACTATATCCGCAACAGCAGATGGGGTTATTGATGCTTCAGAAGCAGGCGTATTGCGTGGAATACAGACATCATTAAAGAACTTAGGTTTAAATAAATTAGCAGGCTCACTTGGATTACAGTTAACAGAGTATGGTAGCAATATGAAGGGTTCCCCAGGACCTAGCGATCTAAATAATATATATGAATACGGTATTTTAAAAAGAGGAACAGAGTCATTTACTGCAGCATTTAACAGCGTAAAGGAAGGACAAAACTTACGTGTAAATGTTAAAAACCTAAATGAATTAAGACAAGCAATGTCTGGTGGTAAAACAGAAGCTGTAAATCCAGTGATTCTTTTGCCAGGAACATCTGTTCAGGGAACTCCAGATGCTGGATTAAATGCGGCAGCATTAAAAGCAAAATCTGGGGTATTTAATTACCAAGGTAAGCAATACAATAAAGAATCTACTGGAACTGGATTCTATGGAACTGGTTCAGAAGATAGAAAGTTCTGGTATATTCAAAAGGCAGATGGCGGACACATAAAGCATTTTGAGCCAGGCGGAAATGTAAGAGGCCCAGGAACTGGAACATCTGATTCAATTCCAGCATACCTTTCAAATGGTGAATATGTAATTCGTGCGTCAGCTGTTCAAAGATATGGAACAGAAACATTTGACGCACTTAATGCAGAAAGATTATATACAGGTGGAGTAGCAGGCAAAGCAACACCAGCTGCTACATCTTTATTAGCATCAGTTTCAGCATTATATCCAAATAGAAATCGTGCTTCAGATGGAATGCTTCCATCATTAGCACATATAATGCAGAACCCAAGATCTGATCATAATACTGGACATGCTGTTGATATAACAAATGATCCAAAAAATGGTGTATATGGTTCTAAGTTATTCCAAACACTTAGAGGAGATTCTCGCACAAAGTATTTAATCTTTGGCGGAAGAATTTGGAACCCAACAATTGATAGACGTGATGGATCTAGACCATATAGAGGTTCAAATCCACATAATTCACATATACATGTATCTATTAAAGCTGGCGCTGGATCTAATGGAGCAGTCTGGCTTAATGCTCCGCATGATATGGCAATGCGTAGTCAAGGAGTTTCTTCAAAGAAATCATCTCCAGAAGGAACGCCTATTGTAGAAAAGGGCACAGATTATGTTGTTAAGCCTGGAGATACATTGTCAGCAATTGCAAGAGCTGCAAAAACAACAGTTGCTAAATTACTTTCTGCAAATCCAAAACTTTCATCTTTAGATAAGTATATGGGCGGATCAAGAATATTTAGTGGAACTCAAGTAAAGATACCAGGATTTGCAGAAGGCGGAATGGCTGGTTCGCTTACTTCTCCTAGACAAAAGAAACCAGGTGTTCCTTACTCAAGATCTGGAAGACCTATAGGAGATCCTTTTGGACAATATTGGGGAGAGCTTTCTAGGTTTATTGGCCCACGCAGTCCAGGCATGGACATATGGGGCGGAACAGAAATTCCAGGACTTAAGTTTAGCGGAAAAATTCCTCAGATGTCAGATTACTGGCATCAAATGCAAGAACAGCCACGTAAACCATTTAATGGTCCAGGAATGGGTGTAGATAGAGACCCTATGCGTTTCGCAGGCTCTGGAGCCTCTATGGGTGGAATTGGTAATGGTGCTTATGGCTTAGGGCCACTAATGTTTGCAAATGGTGGAATGGTAAGTTCCGCCCCACACGCAATGGGAATGTCATCAATGGGTTCTCCAGCCCCAGCCAAAAACCCTTCTCTTTGGTCAAAACTTGTTCATGGATTAATAAAGCAAACAGATCCATTTAAAGGTTTAGGATACAACTTCTTAGGTGGAAAAGAAATTGCAAATGTGTTTTCTGGAACAGGAACAAAATTAGATTATCTAACTGCAGCACTAACACCACTTGGAATTGGAAAAGCAGGTAAACTGGTTGGTGCAGGTAGAACTGGTTTGGTTCCTAGAACTAAAGAAGTTCAAGATGCAATTGACTCAGCTAAAAAATGGAATGCATACAGAAGAGATGAATTAAAAAAGGTAGAGGATGCTAATCCAGAATATTCAAAACTTTTTGAATTAATGAAGGCTGCAGATGATGAAACATATGCACTTAAGATTAAGGGGGCACAAGGCCCAGAAATTCGAGGTCCACTATACAAGGCTCTTCACGAAACCCCAGGTTCACCAGAGGGAGAACTGTTTAAAAAACACAGTGCAAATGATAGCCCATACTGGAAGTATTTAAAAGATAGATATTATTTTGAAGATGAATTAATTAAAATAACAAAAGCAGAAAAATATAATATCACTCCTATGGAGGTTAAGGCTCTAAGAGATTATTTAGAAAAGCCTCTAACGGGACATCTAGATTCAATGAAAGGTCCTATAGAAAAACTAGTATCAAGATTTACTATTCCAGAGGGGACTGTTTCATATCGTGGCCTTAGCGACCTAGACATGGAGGCTATATCTAATCTTGGTATAGGTGAATCCTTTGTTGCTAACACTGTAAGATCTATTACCAATGATCGAACAGCAGCCGCAGCGATTGGTGCTTTTGGAGGAACAAGCGGCGGTAAAACTAATGCTATTGCAAGAATTATATTCGGCCCCGATGTTAAAGGAATAGCAGATGTTAGTGCACTGGGAGAAGCACAAGGACTATCTCACGAAGGATTAATTGGCGCAAATACAAGATTTATCCTAGAGAAAATAATTAAAGGTTCTACACAAGCCTCAAGGTATGAAAATCAGGTAGGCGTTCATGCGATGCGTTCTGTTCCTGGAAAAGGTAATATAATTACTCAAGATTTAGATGAGTATGTTTTGAGAGCAGTAAAAATGAAGCTTGGTGGAATGGTAAGCTCTGCTCCACATGCAATGGGAATGTCATCATTTGGTTCTTCTAACCCAGCTAAAAAACAAAATTGGTTCCAAAGATATGTATCTAGCCTTAGCGGAATGCCAGGTGCAGAAACATTTGGAACAGCAGCACTACTAAGAAAAATTGCTGGACAAGGCAGAAAAGGCGATTCACTATCTGCAGCAATGCTGCCACTCAATTTTATGGGAGCGGGTTTAGGAAGTAAAATAGGTGGAATAAGTAAAGCAGCATCTGCAGCTGCTTCATCTCCCATTAAAATTAAAATGGGTAAAGCAACAAAAGATATAAATGATGTAATAAAGTTTCCAGAATTACTTGACTATACAGAATTTAAAACACTACAAAGCAATGTTCCAGCGTCATTAAATATTACGCAGCTTGTAGAGCATATAAAGTCTGGCGATACTGGATATCTTAAGTCTTTAAACGAAATAACTCCAGATGAAGTAAGGCGAGAAATATTTGGTTCTATTTTTGCAGGAAAGGCTGGCCTGGTTGCTCCAGTAATAAAGCCATACAAAACACCTTATTCTTTCCCACACAACCTTGGAATATTTAGCAAATCAGTAGATGAGATATCTAAGGGTTCTCTTACAGAAAAGACTATACTTGAAAAGCTATCAAAAGATCCAATGTTTAGTAGCGTATTTAAGCCATTAGAAAATGTCAGCGCATTGCCCACAAGAACATTTGCTGCTCTTGGAATGACTTCTGAAAGGTCTTATAGAAATGCAATATTAGATGCACTGGGATACTCAGATGCACATGGTGGAAATTTAATTATAAATCCAATAGGTAAAAAAGCTGGCGCTATTGATTTTGGCAGAATTGGAGACTCCAAGCATTCATTAGATATATTTGGAGATCAACAAAAATCTATTGATAGACTAAAAAATAGATACTATCAAGGGCTTTCATACTTACCAGAATCTGAAAGAGATGCATATTTAGAGGGTCTTCAGAGAGCACAGTCAACATTGTCTGGTGTAAAAGATAGCGATTTAATAGAAATGTTAAGCGCATCTGGTTACTCAGCAGATTCAATGCCAATAAAGCTGTATAAGCAATATATAGAAAATGTTAAAACAGCAATTGAGAGTAGATTGTCTTCTAAAAAAATAGTAGGATGGGATGAAGATATTCCTAAAATTTCTGCAGACGCAGATTGGTATAAAAAAACTAACTATGGAGACACATCAGATTATGCGATGGGCGGACCAGTTCGTAAATATGCAGGCGGGGGCCTAATAGGCAAGCTTGCTGGAATTTTATCAAAGAGCAAAGATCTGGCATATAAACCAATTAATTTACTTAATCAATACATGAATTATTTCAAAGCTAAGAAAATGGTTAAGAAGGGGATGTTCCATGGGTCTGCCGACCTAGGACAAAACTCTGATGGACCATTTAAAGGAGTAACAGATCTATCTGGAGATTATGCTCGTGATCCTTATTATGGAATGGGATTCTATGGAACAAGTAGCAAGGCGGAAGCAGACTTATACGCTGGCGGATATAATGTTCCTGGACAATGGGGAGAAAGTTATGGATCATTAAATAAAATAACGAAGATCCCTTTTGGAAAATACTTAGACTTCTCAAAAGATTTAAAAAATCAAAACTATGGTCTATGGAAACTATTAGGTGAAAGAGGATTCATGGGGGCTGGAGAAAATCTAGGTCCTCTTATGAATAAGGCTGGAATGACTGGATCTATAATGCCAAGAATTAATGCTGGTCAAACTGGCGATATTTCAATGGACATGGCAAAGTGGATTGCACTTAATAAGCCAGAGGGAACTGTGTTAAAAGAAGTTGGGCTGGGATTTGCAAATGGTGGAATGGTTGGACCTAAATATAATATTCCAAGCACATCTACATCTATTGTAAATCCAATGCCAATGAGATATAATAATGGTGGAGCAGTTCATAAGTATGATGTTGGTGGATTAGTTGTAAATGCCGCCCCAGGACAAAGCGAAAGAGAAATTGCTTCAATGGTTGTTCAAATGCTTGACACAAAGAATATGCTTGAGGCTGCTAAATCAGGCGGGAGAGGTAGAACATAATGCCACTATATTTACCAGTAGGGTCTATACTAAAGTTAAATTCAAATATAACTCTATCTGAACATAACCGTCAGCCTGTTTCTATTTCAACAAATAGAATTGAAAAGCAACAAAGAATGTCAAACGGATCCCTGCGTAAGTATTACATTGCAGATAAAAGATCATTTTCTGTTTCATGGGTAATGCTTCCATCATATTCTACATTTACAGTAGATGGCGGATATGGCGCATTAGACCTAAAAGCATTTTATTCTGGAACAGCAAATAAGGGAACTGGCGCACTGTCAGGACAAAAAACATTTGATTTATTAATTAAAACTGGCACATCAACAGAAACAGTTGAAGTAGTATTTTCATCATTTAACTTAGAAGTAATTAAGAGAAATGTAAAGCAAAAGACTTCGGATACAGCTCAGGAGTTCTGGAATCTATCCATATCCATGGAAGAGGTGTAATAAATGCCTACTGACTTGGAAAATGTATTTTATAATAATTCAGTTGTAAATGTAGGACTAGGTGCAACCATAGAATACAACATGAATAATATGATTGATAACATCTCTGTTGTAAATACAAGCGCATCATATGATGACTTATACACTAAGGTTGAAGGAAAGAACGCATATAAGAAGCTATTTCCCCTTGACTCTATTATTAAACCATTTAGACCAACAGATTCTGGAATTAAATATTATTTGTTTTTAGACAATGAGCACATTGCTTTCCCGTTTGATTCAATTAGAAAAACAGATTATCCTACAACAAAGCCAAGAGTTTATTATGCTGGCCTAACTAATTTTTATAAGTATTGGGTAACAGCAGAAAATAAAAATATGGATGTTACATTAAAGTATGTTCAATCTACTGCTGTTGTAACTGAAGCATATTCTACTGGAACTCAAGTATTTTACACTACTCAACAAAATCATGGATTTACAAGTGGACAAACATTATCTATCACTGGATTATCAACAAGTGCTTTTAATTTATCTGGAGCAACAATTGCGGCTGTTCCAACGACTAACACATTTGCTGTAAATAACACTGCAACAGGAAGCAGAGTAATTTCAGCATCTGGGACTGCAACCCTATCTGTTGCAACCAAGACAGCATTAGCAAATAAAATTGTAGTTAAGTTTGAAAAATATCATGCCCTGCCAACCTCTTGTGCTATAACAGTTACAAAGTCTGATGGAACAACAACGACAACAACTGTAAATACACCATCAGATCAAGTAGTTCTTCATTATCATGGCACTACACCGTCATGGCAAACAACTATTGCAGAGCCTAAAACTTATTCAGATCCTATAGCAATTAAATCAATTCGTGTGACTGCAGTAAATCCAGGAGGAAACTCTGGACCAACTGGTTCTGGAGGCGGAAGAGTAATAGGATTAATTGAAATATCAGCACGCTGGGTTAAAGATATATCATCAGATATTGTTGATATGAATATTCAAAAAGAATCATCATCTACATCAGAAGATATCTTGCCTATTGGTAAGGTTACTTCAAATAGCTTAATTTTAAATTTAGCAAAGTATGTTGATTCGTCTGGATCTCAAGCAAGTCAACAAATTGTTGAGTATAATGTTTCAGACGTATTTGATCCTAGTTTAATATATATGAAAAAAAATGCAGAGGTAAGGCCATACTTTAAAGTTTATCATAGTGCAGCAACTACAGTTACTGGATCATATGACAAGGTTTATCAGGGAGTATATTTTATAGATAGCTTCTCAGTAGAAGATTATGGAGATACATCTGTAACATGTTTGGATGCCGCAAAGTATTTAATGGAAACAGTTGCTCCAGAAAGAGTTTACGAAGAGTATCCCATGGTCTCAGTAATACGTGCTATCCTTGACTCGGTTGGCTTTTCTAGTTATAACTTTAATTATAAAACAGAATCTGGAAAAATTAATGATAGATCTATACCACAAGTTAAATATTGGTGGTCAGATGGAACCGCAACAGTTTGGGAATGCATACAGGAACTATGTCAAGATAGCCAGATGAATGCTATAGTTGATTCTAACGGAGTATTGCAATTCTATAGCAGAGATTATATTTATGATTCAACACGATCTGTAGATTGGGAATTTTATTATGACAAGACAGGATCAAAGTTAGCCAACATAATGTCTTTCAATAAAAAAGAAATTGCTGCAGCTAATCAGGTTAAAATTATTTGGAATGTGCCAGTTACATCTGAGTTAATCGGTGGTTCTCAATACCTATGGACATCTCCAGTTTATTATTTAACTGCTGGAGCTGTAATAAATACAATGACAGAATCTTCTCCATGGACAGGAGATACGTTAGAAATGAAAGTAAATCAATTAAATTCCTATTCAAATCTACAGTCACCGTTTGGATTCAATGGATACTTTTTAATAGATTCAGAAATTATTGAATATGATGCAATTAGGTATCAATACGAATCAAGCATAACTAATAATATAGAAGAAGAGTGGATCGCTAACGACCTTGACCTTGCAAAGATTAAAAATAAAGCAAGGGGAACAATTGATTATGAAAGCATAACAAATTCTTTTACTGCTACGTTTAAACCACTTTCAAAGTATAGAGTTAAAAAGAGAGGAGCGCTTGGAACTAAGGTTTCCGCACACACACCATCAACAACTTCGTTGTCTACGGGTGTATGGAGCGCTTATGCGGTGGCTTGGGACAAATGAGATATCACGTATTACAACATGACGGCGGCGGATTTATAGAAGAAGAATCAATATTGACTCCACCCACAATTAAATCACTTGGAGGAACTTCCTTTTCTGTTTCAATAGATACTTCAAATATGGATCCAGTTCCAACAAAGTATAGGGTTTCTTATACTAATACTACAACAAATGTAACTACAACAATGACACCAGATCCAACAACAAGTGAATTTAATATAACTGGATTAGTTTCTGGAGGAACATATAATATAGAAATAGTTCCTTTCTTTGGAACAACAGCAGGTGGAAGATATACTGTATATAGTCAAACATTGCTAACTTCATATGCTGGAAATGGAATATTAGGAACTCCATCAAAGCCAACAGTTGTAACTCAAAATGAAAAAAGCGGATACCTAACATTAAGTTTGCCTAAAGACTCAAAAAGAATAGCAGTTGCCTCAAGAGAATTTTCTGCAATTGATATCCCATCAACCAAAACTACGCTTCCAATACCTGGTGCTAGAAATCAAGCAAAAGAATATGACTACTACACTACTAGATACTACAGCAGCTTTGGAACAAGTTTATTTTTAGATAGTAAGTTTGAGTCTCCAAGTCAGGGTGGCGGCATAGGATTTTTTACAGACGAAAAAGGTAATGATGGATATTATTTGTTAATAAATACTATTCCTTCAGCAATATCTTTAGGGGCTAAAAGCGTAAGAATCGTAAAGGTTCGTGGGACTGAAAGAAAAGTTTTAGCTGATAGCCAACAAAGTGACGATTCAACATTAGATAAAATATTAGGCGGAACAGAATATAAGATAGATATAAAGGTAAAGGTTTATCATTTTACTGTAGATATAACAGTATATATAAATGGATTTAAGTTAACAGCAACAGATAAAACCTCATATATTAATGAAAAAGCAAATGTAATTCTACCAGTAACAAATAGAGTAGCACTTGTTTGCACAGCTGGAACAGTTAATTATGATTATGTTTATGGCAAAACAATTGAAGAAAAGAATTATTTAAATTCTCAAAACGTTTTAAATTTTTATCAGGGGCAATTTGAAAATGATTATCTGAGCACATCTTACGGAGACCTAGCCTATTTTGATAAGTCACAGGAAGATGCAATTATAAAAGAGTCTCTTGATGAGTTTGGAACTGTTGCTAGAGAAATTAGAAAGGTAGATGGAAAATATAATCAAGCCCCAGCATTTCCATTAAGATGGTCAACTGGACTATTAAAAAATGCATCTATTATTTCCTCATCTTCTTCACCGTTTAAGGGTGAGGCTTATGTATTAAATAACTCTTCATCAGTAGTCCCACTTGCAAACGACGTAGTCACCTTTGGAATATATGGAAATACATTGTCAAAGTCTGGAGCTATTGAGTATACAACTGGAGATGATGGCGACTATAAAACAAAAGAGCCTGTTTCTATTAAAACACAATGGTTGCAAAACGCAGGAGACGTTGAGTCATTGGCTTTATGGATTAAGGATAGAGTAATCAATAGAGGACAAGTTGTTTTAATAACTACTTTTGGCAATCCATTAATTGAGGTCAATGATATTATTAACATTAGTTATTCTTATCAGGGATTTGATGGAACACAAAGGCTAATAGTTACATCAGTTAATCAAAGATTTAATGATGGATTGGAGACAGATATCATTTGTAGAACTTTATAGTCAACCAAATGGTATAATAAAAAAATGGCACTTATAAAAATTAATGATGATGAAATTTCACAAAAGGCAAAACTAGTTGCCAGCGGTGGAGTAGATGCCTTATTTTTAAATCCAAATACTGTCCTAACAATAAATCCTGGATCATCTAAAATACTTTCTGTTGCCACAAATATATTCCCTGCTGGAAGCGCAAACGTTATTGTTTCTCCAGTAGGAAAAGGTAAAGAAATTGTTACACCTACTGAAAGACCAGACGTTCCAGACATTTCAGATATTCAAATTGTTAAAAATGAAAAATATTGGGATGCGGCAAAAAAGCAGGAGCGTGGAAGATTAGTTATTAAAGTAATTAATAGATCAAATAAAAAAGACGAGGTTGTTGGTATAGACGCTAGAATATATAACCCAGCAGAAAAGGTAGTAGCAAATGATTAAAGGAACGTATATCGTATATGAAGATGGCAAAGAGATTGCACGCTCATCAAATATTATTACAAAGTTTGGCAAGAGATTTACAACTAACTTCCTTGCTGGAAACGTTGTAGGCAATTCAAGAGATATTGCCGTAGGCATTGGTTCTGGCAAAACATTAAGCTCAATATCTGGTAGCGGCTCTGCCATTACATATACAACCTCATCAGATCATGGTCTAGAGGCTGGCGATAGAGTTAGCGTATACGGATCTAATATTGCAGGATACAATTTAAAAAATGTTGCTGTTGCAACAGTCCCAACCACAACAACATTTACTGTTACAAATTCAGCAACAGGCTCATATACTTCTGGCGGTAAGTTAATATCAGATATAGACTCAAGACTAGAGTTTGAATTCTATAGACTTCCAGTCTTATTTGGAAGCACAGACATACAGACAACATCTAATATAACAACTTATGTTGTGGTATATAAGACTACTCTGCCACAAGATGTATCTGGTGTTATTAGCGAAATTGGGCTTTATCCATCAAATAGAATTTCCACAAACAATTTTGACAGTAAGTTTTTAGCAGACTTTACAGACCCTCTAGATTGGTTTGCGGCAGATGGATCAACTGGAGTTGAGTCAACAACTGGCGCTAAGATTGGATCAACTACTGTAACACTTTCATCTGCAAGCACATCTGCAAGAGAATATTTTTATACAATACCTGCAACAGATTTTTCTGGATATAGCGTATATGATTCAATCAAGTTGGCATATCATAAGAACAATGCCGACCTTCAAAGTATTAAAATAAGATTTTATAGTTCTGATTCAGATTACTATGAAGCAACAATTACAGACACATCTGGAACTGGATATAAAATTAGTAATGATATATTAATGTCAACAGTATATTCTGGTGGCTCTGGAACTCCAGACAAAACAAAGATTAATAAAATTGGAATTGTAATTACTCCAAAAACATCTTTATCAACAACTGTCAATTTTGATGGACTTAGAATAAATGATGAAGATTCCTTTGACCCCTATTTTGGATTAATCAGCAGAACCCTTTTTGACACAAGCCTTACAAAGCAGGCGGGAAGAAAAGTAGACGTTGAATATAGAATGGAGATAGGTTTCTAGAATGGCGCTAGAAGATCTTAAGTTAAATGATGAAACATCTGGAGACCTAGGTGGTTATTTTCATGTTACAATTACAGATCTTGATTTAGCAACACAATACCCACTTGAGTTTCAATATATATATTCAGATAAAAGACTTAATGATAATTGGTCTGCAGTAAAATATTTTACAACAGTTGGAGCAACGGTTCCAAATGAACCACAATTGCAAACTACAGATGTTGTTGGTGGCGCTGGATTTATAAAAGTAGCCTGGAGCGGCAACGATGCAGGTGGATCACCAATTGCTAATTTTGATAGAGTAGATGTTCATATTTCTGGAACCACATTTGGAGATGGAACTAAAGCAGCTGGATCATTTAAATCATCTGGAACACAAACATTTACCTGTGTTGCTGGCGTATATATAGTTCAGTTAAAAGTTTATAGTTTAAATGGAGAAAGTTCATTTTTTAGCACAGCAAGAACGGTTACGGTAACAGAAGTAACTGAAGAAATTCAAACCCCAGTAGCTCCCACTGGATTTTCATCAAGTAGAATTCTGGGCGGAATAGAGGTTGCCTGGGCTGGAACATATGGATCAGCATGGACTGGATTTGAAGCTATAAATATTTATGCTGGAACATCAAGTTCTGCTACTGGAGGAACATATATAAAAGTAGGTCAAATGACCGCTAACAAAATTTCAAACAAAATTGTAGTTCCAGTAGATGGAACTTATGTTAGATACAACGTTCCAGTTTATATTCATGCAAGTTCTGTAAATAAAAATGGAATAGAGTCAGCAATTAGTGCAAACGTTACAAGCCAATCTTCTGGTGCAAGATCTGCAATAGGGACAGATTTAGATGATTTAATTATTACAAATGAAAAGCTAGTTAATGATGCAGTTTCAGCTGCTAAAATTTTAACAGGTGCAATAACAACAACTAAAATTGCAGATGACGCAATAACATCTCCAAAAATTATTGCTAATGCTATTACTGCTGATAAAATAACAACGGGTGCAATTATTGCAGATAAGATTGCAACAAATGCCATAACTGCAACTAAAATATTGGCTGGAACTATTGATGTAAGCAAGTTAGCGGCTGGAACAATATCTGTTAATAATTTAGAAGCTGGAAATATTAATTCAACTTCATACATACGTGCAGGAAGTGGATCAACAGGCGGAAGAATAGAAATATCAAGCTCAGCAGTTGGTTCGGTATCTGCAGGTCTTTATATTTATAATTCATCTGGCACACCAGTATTGTCTGCACCATTAGGCGGAGGGCTTACAATTGTTGGTGATGGCACATTTAGCGGAAATCTTTCTGCAGCAGGCGGAACATTTACTGGAACTCTGTCTGCCGCAACGGGATCATTTAGTGGAACAATAACTGCATCTGGTGGAACTATAGGTGGAGTTATAATTGCATCAGATGCAATTCAAAATGGATCTACAAGTGGTAATTCCACATTTAGATTGGATAGCACTGGGAAAGCCAGATTTGGAACTTCAAATGGTAATGCATTAATATTAAATCCATCCCCATCTACTGGAGGACACTATATTTATCATAGCTCAAATGGTGGAACTGCAGCTTCTGGTAAATTTAGCGTAAGCGATGGCGGAATATTAACAGCAACTGGAGCAACATTTAGTGGAACAATAACAAATTCAACAAGCTCAGACTATTGGAATAATGATGGAACATTTAGATTTGGTGGATCTGCTGGTATATCTTTTAATGGAAGTGCAATTACGATGGGTTCTTCTGTTACCCTTCCTGCCGCTCAAATTACAGGAACATTAACAGCAGATGCAATTGTTGCAAATGCATCTATATCCTCACCAACAATTACTGGTGGAGTATTTAAAACAGCAACATCTGGTCAAAGAATTGTTATAAATGAAACAGCAAATCAAATAGATATTTATCCTAGCTCTTCTATGAATCCTGGAGGAATATATGGAACAACATATTCTTCTGCTGGAGCATTAAGAATAGATTCTCCATATATTTCGGGATACTCTCAACCATCTATTACATTATATTCTTTAGGCGCAGGACTTGCATATATTCAAGTGACAGCCAATGTTTCTACATTTAGCGGAGGAGCAACATTTGGGGCTGGAATAGATGCAAGTGCAGTTGGAACATCATATTTTAGGAAGTTAGATATTGGAGATACGGTTTATGCAAATAATTTAGGAACTGGGTCTGGCTTAGCAATACATCAAGTTCAATCTGGAGGAAATGCTGGATTTTTAAAGGTAAACACTTCTACGCAAAGACATAAGGAAAATATTAATTATATAGAAAGCAATGGGTATTTAAATAAAGTTACTTCTATGAATCCAGTATTTTTTACATATAAAGAAGAATATGGAGACCCAAATAGAACCGAGTTGGGCTTAATAGCCGAAGACCTTGAAAACCTTGGTGGATTTGAAACAGTATTGCATTACAACAATGATGGAGAAATTATGGGTATATCGTATGATAAGCTTTCCTCGATGCTGATATTAGCACTAAAAGAAGTCAAAGCAAGACTTGACGCACTGGAAGCGTAATGGTATTATTACAACAATAGAAAAGAGATAAAATGTCACAAAAAGCAGAACTAGTTATAACAGCCTTGCAACAGCGCATTGCCGAACTAGAATTAGATAAGGCAATTTTACGTGCAGAAATTACAGAAATGCTTAATAAGAATGTTAAAGAAGAAGAAGCAGAACAAGATAGTAATTGATCCAACTATTTTTCCATCTGGCATAGCAGTAAAAACAGAAGGTGGAATATACTGGATTAAAGATAGTAAAAGGTTTAGGCTTATATCTGACCGTGCCGCCCATTCTTGGATGTTTACTACAGTAAATGCAACAGAAAAAGCACTATCTCCCATGAAGCTTGCAGGCAAGTTAGGGTTCAGAGATGGCACATTGATCAAGAATATATCAGATGGTAAAATGTATTTAGTATCACAAAACAAAAGGCGGCATATAGTTGACCCAGACTCTTTTGACAGATATGGTTTAGATAGATCTACTGTTATTGAAGTAAGTGAACTTGAAATAAATATGCATGACTTAGGAGAAAACTTATAATGGCTAGTTTACAAAAACCAATTTTCCAACAGGGCGCACCGCTTGATATTGGTGAGCTTAATAAGTTATATGACAACACAGTAACAGCATATTCTCAGTCAGCAATTTTAGTAAACGCTACACAGAATGCACAGTCTCAGTCATTTGTTTCAGTAGGATATCCAAATACAGATACAGTTACTTTAGACGCAAACGGAAGCGGAAGCAAGACAGTATCATTTGGTAATACATTTCAGTCCAATCCAACAGTAGTAGCATCACTTGGTTCTAATCCATCTAATTTAACATACACAGTAGGTGTTACAGTTACTGGAAGTAATGGTGCAACCATTTATGTATATGGTGGCAAAGCAGCAGCAGGAAAAACAGTTACAGTAAACTACATTGCAATGATTAACAAGCAAGTAGATTTAACATAGTTGACAGCACAATATAATATGTTACACTTAGGGTGTAACATCAAAGTCACGCTTTCGTGACTTTTTTCGTATTAAGGTAAATAATGAGCAACGATTTAAAATGGATGCTATCATCTGATCAGCAATTCCCATATCAAGATGATCGTGCAATTGCACTATGGTTTCAGGTCATGAAATGGTTTAAGCCAGACGTAATTGATTATCTTGGAGATACAGACGACCAGGCATGTTATAGTAGATATACAGAAGGCCGTTCTGCAGAATTTATGCAATTGCATAAAGACGATAGTAGAGATTTAATTGTTCCAATGATGAGGCACGAAGCAAAGGGCGCAAGAGATTTCTACGCCAAGACAAGAGAGATGATGCCAAACGCACAGTTATTCTCAGCCCTTGGAAACCATGATATCCGTATTTTTGAATACATGGATAAGAAGCTTCCAGATTATATTAGCGAAGTAACTCCAGAAGCATTGTGGAGCCTTGACTCGCTAGGTTACGAATATATTTATTATAACGATGCACCCAAGCACCGCTTTGGTGACATACATGTTCATCATGGAAATGCAATTTCACAAAATGCTGGTGAGTCAGTTCGCAAAGATGTAGAAAACTTTGGAGTTTCTATTATTCGTGGGCATTCACACAGAGCAGGAACATTTTATCAAACATTCCAGCTTCGCAACGGCGGAGAAGGAGAAACATTACGTGGCTATGAAATTGGACACATGTGTGATGAAAATAGCGATGGAATGAAATATACTAATAATCATAATTGGCAGAAGGCATTTGCCGTAGCCCATATTGAGAATGGCGAAAAGCCACATATTCAAATTATTGAAATCTCAAAGGACTATACTTGCTATGTTGATGGAAAGAAGTTTAGTGCATAATGTGGTGTCAAAAATGTAATGGAAGAGTATTTGTAGATAGAGTATTTTCTCAAAAACTACACGTTGAGCTTTTCTGCATTATGTGCGGAAAACGCTGGATGATTAATAAAGAAACGAGTGCATTAGGAAAATGGCTGGAAAAAAGAGACAAAGAGTTCGAAAAACAATTGTCTATTTCTTCTTAAACGATAAGATCCATAAGGTAATTAAATCTCATCGTGCTAAAGATGAATTGATTGCTTGGTGTTATCCAGACAAGAAAAGGGTGATGTATTCTTATTCTCAGGTTGAAAAGTATATGGTTAACGCCTATACAATTAAACAAGTTGGGGAAATATTGGGAAAGCATAAAGTTACCATAGAAAATTATATTTTAGCTGGCAAAATAAAAGAGCCACAAAAGGTATACCCAATTGGAAATCCAGACAGCACATGGAATAAGTTCATGCTGAGTGAAAAAGATATATTAGATCTACATGAGTTTATTGCAGACACAGGGTATAGCAAGAACTTGCCAACAAAGGCTGAGGTTCAGGCTATTCTCAAACACAATTTAATATTGTATACTAAGACAGAAGAAGGAAAGTTTGTTCCTGTATGGAAGGCGGAATAATGACAACTAAGGTAAAAATAGATCTATCGTTTACACGAAACCTAGGCAATTATGAAAGTATCAAAATTGGAATAGGCGTGGAAGACGATGTTCGTGTTGGAGAAAATGTTGACTCAGCAACTGAACGTGTCTATAAGTTTGTTGAAGAAAAGCTAATTGAAAAAACTCGTGAAGTGGAAGAGGAACTAAAGGGTGGCAAATAGTAAAGAGCCTTATATTCTTTTGACTCAATATCAAAACCTATATAAAGAAAGATATGGCAAGGTCCCAACTATAAATAAATTTAGAGAGAAGTGGGCTATGCAAGATGTCATTGATAGTGTAGGATATGATCGTGCAAAAGAGTTGCTGCTTTACTATTTTAAAACTGGTAAGTCAGGTCACCCTTTAAATTTCTTCTATAATAATTTTGATAGAATGGATTCATTTATGAAGGGTTCTGAGGCGGATAAAGAAAGTCGTCGTAAATTGCGAGAGGCTACTAAGAAGTTGGTGGAGGGCGAAGAGTGAATACAGAAGCAACATTAATTTCAGCAGTCTGTAAGAATAAAGATATAAGTGTCTTGCTTGCAGACAATGTTGATGAGCTTTTTGTTTCCCATAAAGATGTATGGGATGGGCTTAAGTCCTATTATGCAAAGTTTCGGGCTGTTCCAGAAGTTGGAATTCTTCAGGACAAATTTAAGGACTTTGACCCAGATTCAAATGCTACAGCAGAGACTGGGTATTACTTAGATAAGCTAAAGAATGAATACCTAACCTCTAAATTAAAAACAATTATTATTCAATCTGGTTCCTCTTTAAAAGAAGATGCAGCATCTAGAGTTATAGCAGATATGCAAAGTAAATTAGCGGCGCTGTCTAAGTTTACAAATAATGTTCGTGACGTTGATGTTACAGACTATGAACTTGCACAAAAACATTTTCAATCAGTAAAAGAGCGATCAGCAATAATGGGTGGTGCTCCAGGAATCTTAACTGGCTTCGATGCAATTGATAAAGCATATCCAACTGGTATGGCACCAGGCCACCTTATTGTTGCTATTGGATGGCCAGGGCGTGGTAAGACATGGTTCACATCCTATCTTGCTTGTAAGGCTTGGGAACAAGGTTTTAAGCCAATGATCATTTCACTAGAAATGTCTCCAGAAGATATGCGTAACCGTATTTATACCATGATGGGTTCTGGATTGTTTAGGGCATCAGACTTTGCTAAGGGTGATGTAAACGTAGACAGCTTTAATTCATGGGGTAAGAACAAGTTTGCAGATAAGAATGGTTTCATTCTTGTATCTAATGAAGGAATGGGAGATGTGAATGCTAATACTGTTCAGGCAAAAATTGATCAGCATAAGCCAGACCTAGTTATCCTTGATTACCACCAGCTTTTTACAGACAATAAGCGTAGTAATGGTGCTACAGAACGTAATATGAATATTTCTCGTGAGTTCAAAATGCTTGCCATGACAAACAATATTCCAGTAATTGATATTACTGCTGCAACCATGGATGATGTTTCGGATCAAGAAGGTCCTCCAACACTTTCTCAAGTGGCGTGGTCTAAGGCTATTGAGTATGATGCTGACATGGCTATCGCTATTCATAGATACCCAGATACAAATCTTATTGAGGTTGTGTCAAGAAAGAATCGTCACGGTAGTGACTTTGCCTTCTACCTTGATTGGGAAATCAATCGTGGAATTATTAAGGAGTTGTATGACTACAATCCTCCACAGAAAGATTAAACACTTTGCTATAGATGGACAGTTCTTAGATGATTCTATAGCGCTGTCTGTCAAGGAAATAAATGAAAGAGTATTGGATGTTCAAATGCGTGATCGTGGTTACATTAGAGCACTAGACCTTGACCCAATTTGGACAACAGAGTATAATCCTACACAGGATGAATGGAGATTCAGAATGTCCATTTATGGTTTTTACATTGGGAAGAGGAAGTCATGGCAATACGAGGGAGCATCTCAGGGAAAATTGATTCCACGAGCTACGCCCCAAGCCACATCAAAGCGGTAATAAAAGGTATTGGGCTTGAGGTAACTGGTGAAACAGGCAATGACTATTTGTGCTATTGCCCATTTCATTCTAATAGACACACGTCTTCATTTAGCGTAAGTAAAGAATACGGTAAGTTTATTTGTTTTAATCCAGCATGTGGTGAGGCTGGAACACTATTAGATTTAATTAAGCGTGTTCTAAATAAGAATGACTATGAGGCATTAAGATATATTGCTGCAAAAGAAACAGAGTCACTAAACAATTTTGATGAAGTCCTTGCCGATATGTTTGAAGAGAGGCCAGTATTTGAAGAGTTCTCAAAAGAAACATTGGCTAAGCTTCACACAGATATTATTTCAGAATTAGAAGGAAAAGAATATTTTAAATCTAGAGGAATTGATGGACAATCAATTATTGATTTTGAATTGGGTTACTCAAAGAATATGGGAATGGTTACAGTTCCAGTTCACAGTCCAGATGGATTAGCAATAGGAATTGTTGGCAGATCTATTCAGGGCAAATCATTTAAGAACAGCACTAATCTTCCTAAGAGCAAAACAATGTTTAATATTCATAGGGCTAAAAGAATTGGTGATCATGTAATTATAGTTGAGTCAAGCTTTGATGCCATTAAAATTCATCAGGCTGGCTTTCCAAATGTTGTAGCCACGCTTGGAGGATTTCTTTCTCCAGATCAACATGCAATATTAAATAGATACTTTAACCATATAACAATTATGACAGATAATGATGAGGCTGGAAGGCAGCTGGGTTACAGTATAGCTAATAAATTAAAGAATAAAGACATCTTGTGGGCTTCGTATGAATATGGTAAGATATATCCACATGATGCAAAAGATGCTGGCGATATGACTGATGAAGAGATTAAAGCTTGTATTAAAAATGCTGTATCCGATATGGAATACAGATCTTGGTCTTTGTGATATAATAAAATAACAGACGGATATATACCGTCAAATATACTAAGGAGAAACAAAATGGGTCTAGCAAAAGGACTAAAGGAACTAAATAAAGCAATTGATAAGCCTTCATATTCAGAAGGAGATGGAACAAAAGCACGTTGGGTAAAGCTTGAAGATGGAGAAAGCATCAAGATTAGATTCTTGCAGGAGCTTGATCCAGACTCTCCACACTATAGTGCAAAGAATGGTTTAGGTTTTATTGCCAATGAGCACACTAATCCAAAGGATTACCGCCGCAAGGCATTGTGTTCTATGGATGATCAGGGCAAGTGTTTTGGATGCGAACAGCATCGTAAGGATTATAAGGCTGGATGGAAAGCTCGTGCACGCCTATATGTAAATGTTTTGGTAGATGATGGCAAGGAAGAACCATATGTAGCAATTCTTTCTCAGGGTGCAAGTGGCAAGGCTATTACACCAACTGTTATTGAATATGCTGGTGAAATGGGAAGCATCTCAAATTTGATGTGGCGTATTAAGCGTTCTGGAACAAAGACAGATACAAGCTATACAATTATTCCACTACAGAAAGACGAGACAGCATTTGATTCGTCTAGTTTAGAATTATATGAACTAGAAAAGGTTGCAGTTCGTGACATGCCTTATACTGAGCAAGAGTCATTCTTCTCTGGTCAGGGCGGAAACGAAGAAACAAATTCATCTACATCGTCTGATGTAAGCTGGTAGTAGTTAGTTAAAGGCGGAGAATTAAGTTGTCATTCACACATTTACATGTGCATAGTTATTATTCCCTCATGGATGGGCTTAATTCTCCTGCCGAACTAGCGCAGGCAGCAAAAGATGCTGGGCAAACAGCACTAGCAATAACAGATCATGGAACACTTTCCTCACATCGTGATTTTCAAATAGCGTGTAAAGAAATAGGAATCAAACCCATCCTTGGAGTAGAGGCATACATATCTCCAACAGATAGATTTGATCGCTCATCAAAAACAGACAAATCAATTCAGGCCTACAATCACATTATTCTTCTGGCTAAGAATAAAAAGGGGGTAGAGAATATAAATACTCTGCAGGAGATTGCCTGGAACGAAGGCTTTTATCATAAGCCAAGAATTGATAGGGAGGTGCTAAAGGAATATGCTGAGGGTATTATTGTATTGTCTGGATGCCTTAATGGGCTTATTTCTAAGTGCATCGAAAAGAATGAGTTCTCTGAAGCTAAACTTATTCTCAAGGATTTTAAAAAGACTTTCGGTGATGATTTTTATATTGAGGTTCAATCTCACAACCCTAAAGAAATAAATGAAGGTCTACTAAGCCTAGCAGATGAACTAAAGATTAAGGCGGTGGCAACTGGAGATGCTCACTTTGCTAAGGAAGAAGATAGAGTATTAGAAGAAGCAATGTTAATTCTATCAACATCTCCAAAGGCAGACAAAGAGGCAGATTTTGAAATGTCTCGCAATATCAAGGATATGAATGATAGATTTAATTATCTTTATCCAGACCGTAGAATTTCATTTCAAGACTATAATCTATTTATTCAAAGTCGCTCTGAAATAGAGGCAGACTTTGGAAATGCTGGGATTAATAGAACAGATATATATGAAAATACCATGGAAATTGCAGATAAGGTATCTGAATATGACTTTCATCAGGGCCTAGACTTGTTGCCTGTCCCAAAGACTGATGCCGATGAGAAGCTTAGAGAGTTGTCCTATAATGGCTTAGAGAGGCTTCAGAGGGCTTCAGATGAGGTCTATGTGGCTCGTGTAGAGGAAGAGCTTGCAGTAATTGCTTCAAAGAATTTTGCATCTTACTTCCTTGTAATTGCAGATATGATTAACTGGGCAAAAGATAGTGGCATAAGAGTTGGACCAGGCCGTGGCTCTGCTGCTGGATCCCTAGTTTGCTATGCATTGGGAATTACAGATGTAGACCCAATTAAATATGACCTACTATTCTTCCGCTTTATTAATCCAGAGCGCAACGACTTTCCAGATATTGATACAGACTTTGAAGATCGTCGTCGCAAAGAGGTTAAAGATTATTTAAAGAAGAAGTTTAAGCATGTTGCATCTATCTCTACATTTACTTATTTTAAGGATAAGGGTGTAGTTCGTGATGCTGCTCGTGTATTTATGGTGCCATTGTCAGATGTAAACCGTGCACTAAAATCCGTAGACACGTTTGAAGATTTTATGGATTCTCCAAATACAAAAGAATTTAGATTAAAGTATCCAGAAGTGGTTTGGCTTGCCGAAAGACTTCGTGGCAGAATTCGTTCAGTTGGTGTTCACGCCGCTGGCGTGGTTGTTGCAAAAGATGACATCAGAAAGTTTGCGCCAGTTGAATCTCGTGAAGATGCACAGGATAAAGTGTCTGGAAGAATTCCAGTAGTGGCATACGATATGGACACCGTAGCAGACATTGGTCTCATTAAGCTTGATGCATTGGGTCTTAAAACATTGTCTGTTATATCTGACACTCTTTCTTCTATAAAAGAAAGACATGGTAAAGATATAGATCTTTCAAAGATTAATCTAGATGATTCTGATGTTTTTAAAACATTGAGTGAAGGATATACAAAGGGTGTATTCCAGGCAGAAGCTACGCCATACACAAATCTGCTTATGAAGATGGGCGTAAATAACTTTGAAGATTTAGCTGCATCAAATGCTCTTGTTCGTCCAGGAGCAATGAATACGGTTGGTGCATCATATATTAATCGTAAGCATGGTCGTGAGGCTGTTGAATTTATTCATCCAATCATGAAGCCTTTTACTGAAAATACATACGGTGTTATTATATATCAGGAGCAGGTCATGCAGGCTTGCGTCCACTTAGGAGGAATGTCTTGGTCAGAGGCTGATAAGGTTCGCAAGATTATTGGAAAGAAGAAAGATGCAAAAGAGTTCGACCAATTCAAGGATCAGTTTATTGCTGGCGCTTCAAAACACATTTCTAAGAAACAAGCCGAAACGCTCTGGCATATGTTTGAGGCTCACGCTGGGTATTCCTTTAATCGTTCTCATGCTATTGCTTACTCCCTTCTATCTTATTACACTGCTTGGCTTAAAAGGTATTACCCTCTTGAATTCATGTTTTCGATTCTTAAAAACGAAAATGACAAAGATGCGAGAACAGAATATTTAATTGAAGCAAAGCGCCTTGGACTAAAGGTTTTACTTCCGCATATCAATGAGTCTGCATTATATTTCTCACTGCAAAAGGATTCAATTAGATTTGGATTGGCAGAAGTAAAGTTTATTTCGGATAGTATAGCCAATAAGATTATAGATCAAAGGCCTTTTGCAACCTATAAAGACTTTGTGGATAAGGCTTCTAAAAAGGGAAGCGGAATTAATAGTCGTGCAATATCAGCATTAAATACAATTGGTGCTGCGGCATTTGATGATAACCCAAGGTCTGGAAATGAAAAAGAAAACTATTATGAATACTTGGGCATACCTTCATTTAATTTAGAGGGTGTTCCACCAAGAATTAAAGCTCAGGCTAGACCAATTGAAGAATTTGATGATCTTGGATCATTCGTAATGTTTGGTATGGTTAAAAGTATCAAGCGTGGTAGTGGGTGGGCAAGAGTAGAGCTGGTAGATGAAACTGGAACGATTGGTTTATTCCATAATGAACAAACTCAAATTGAACCTAACCAAATGTATTTTATATTGGTGGGAGATAATAGAATTGCAAAGTATGTAAAGCTTTCTGATATCAAACCAGACAGTGAAGACCTGTTTGTTCAGTATCTATATGCAAAAGAGTATGATATGGAAGAAGAACAGTATAAGGTAATTAACTTTACCAACTATACAACAAAGGCTGGAAAGACTATGGCTCACATAGTTATGGCAGATAAAGATAAGAACCTTACTAGAGCAATTGTATTTTCAACGTTATACAAAATGGCTCTAGGTAAAATGCGAGAAGGAATGATATGCAAGCCCGTCTTGTCTAAATTAGATGACGGAACATTAATGGTTAAGGAAGTAAAATGACACAAGAAGAAGCAATTGTTGAAATTGATTTATCAAAAGTTCTGGGATCTATACTTGCTCATCATAAAGAGATATCTGTGCCCACAGAAGTTTTTATGAATGAAACAGGAAAAGATAAACAGCTAGAAATAACCTATGACGATGAAACAAAGTCATTTATATTTAAATTAGGAGAAGAAATTGGAAATACAACAGATGCCAACTGATTATGGCTTGGATGCACTTGCTGCAATTTTGCATGAGACTGCAAAAGAAAAAGGATTTTGGGACGGCGACTATACTAATGACAAAGTTGGAAATAAATTAGCCCTTGTTCATTCAGAGGTAACAGAAGTCCTTGAAGCAATTAGAAAGAGCCACGGTTCAGAAAAAGTAGTAGAAGAAATGGCAGATGTCATTATTCGTTTACTAGATATATATGCCGCTATGCGTAATGAAGAAAAGGTTTTGCATAGCCTAGATGAAATTCTACAAAAGAAGATGGATATAAATAAAGAACGTCCAAGACTTCACGGCAATTTATTTTAATGATATACTAAGCAGAGAGAAGAAAGAGCAATAATGACAATCGTATTAGATGATATATTAGCAAAGTTAGATCCAAAAACTAGAGCAAGAGTTCAATCTGCTGTAGATGTTCAAATAGAAAAGCAGGTTACTCCAAGTATTGGATTAAACATGGCGCTCAAAGGCGGACTTGGCTATGGCAGACAGGTTTTAGTTTGGGGAAATAAGTCAGCTGGAAAGTCTTCTTTTTGCTTACAAATGATTGCTTTAGCTCAACAAGAAGGTAAGACGTGTGCATGGATTGATGCAGAAGCGTCCTACGATCCAAGGTGGGCTGAGCAATTAGGAGTAGATTCATCTTCCCTTATTTACTCACCAGCAAAAACTGTTAATGATATGGTAGATGTGGCAACTAAACTTATGGATGCTGGAGTTGACTTAATTGTTGTTGACTCTATCTCAGCACTGTTGCCAGCTATTTACTTTGAAAAAGATGGAAATGAAATGAAGGATTTGCAAGACACTAAGCAAATCGGCGCAGAAGCAAAGGATATGACCCACGCAGTCAAGATGTTAAACTATGCAAACAAAAACACACTACTTGTTCTCATCTCACAACAACGAAATCAATTTGGATCTATGCACGCTAGTCACATCCCAACAGGTGGCATGGCAGTCAAGTTCTTTTCTTCCACAGTCATTAAGCTCTGGTCGTCTGAAGCTGAGGCTAATGCTATTAAGGCTGGCATTAAAGTTGGCGACAAGATTATCGAACAGAAAGTCGGAAGGCCAGTTAACTGGATTATTGATTACAACAAACTCGGCCCCCCAAATCTATCAGGACAGTATGACTTTTACTACCAAGGGGAAGCTCTTGGTGTAGATAGAGTCGGAGAAGCACTTGATGTTGCAGAGATGTGCGGTATTGTAGAAAAGGGCGGAGCATGGTATACAGTTAATGGTGAAAGATTCCAAGGGCGTGCCAAGGCTGTTCAGTATCTACGTGATAATCCAGAAGTAGTTGGAAAACTTATAGGTGATATAAGTGCCAAATCTTAATGAGTTTTTAAATGACAAACAAGAAAACTCTAAGCCATATGAGTTAGAACAACTTAGCGGCATTCGTGCATGTATAAAATGTGATGAAGATGTTTCTGGTGCTTTCTGGGACCCAATAGAGTTAGTAATGTCTTGGAGATGCTCCAAGGGTCACGAAACAACATTTAAGGTTGGATAATGTCTGAGCGTTCAGAAGTAAAAAGAGATGGTGCCAAAGCTCAAAAGAATTCAGGGCGTGGCGAATATCAAAAAGGTGATGCTAAATGGAAACAGTTCTTAGTAGATTATAAAGAAGCTGGCAGATCTTTTACATTAAATAAAGATGTGTGGTCAAAAATTTGCACAGACACATTTAAAGTAAGTAGGGATATGCACCCAGCATTAAAGATTATTATAGGTGAAGATTCCAAGGTCCGACTTGGAATTATTGAGTGGGCAGTATTAGAAGAACTGATCCAATTTTATGAGGAGAATCATGATTAAAGAAGTATTGTTAACCACACTTACTGGTATGGGGGTAGGCGCAATTTTTAGTTTATTCAAGTTGCCAGTTCCAGCGCCTCCTGTGTTTGCTGGGCTCATGGGAATATTTGGTTTATGGATGGGATACGGATTAGTTCAAAGGATTATGTCATGACACAAGATAAGAATACACTAGAGTTAATTAGCGATATTACAGAGTTCAATGATCTTCACGAGTTCATGAAAGATGAGCATCTAGATAGAACTCTGGCTATTGTAGTAAAGATGTTAATGAATCCAGATGTTCCTTCTGCAAAAGCGCCACAACTTATTATTGAATTACAAGCAATGTCTACTAAGTTTGCTATGCTTGCAGCGGTATATTCAACAATTGCTAAGGATAAAGCGGGAACAGCAAATAATAATAAAAAGAATATTTACTATTCGGCTAAGGAGTCTATAGATAAACTTGTAGATGCACTCAAGTATGTCGTTAGGTATAACTCATAATGGCTAGAGATATAGTAAAGAATCTTAAGTTTAAAAAACATACTGGAAAGTTTTTTGATCCAGAACGATTTGCGGCATTGCTTGATGAGTCATATCGAAATACAAAAAGAGCAGACGGAGAGATGACTAAGAAATCATTTAGTCCCAGCTCACTTGGCTATGGGCACGGAAGGTGTCCTAGATATTGGTATATGGCTTTTAGCGGCGCAATGTTTATTGATGACAATGATGCAGTTGCAATTGCTAACATGGCAAATGGAACTCAGGCACATGAGAGACTTCAAAAGCTTATTGCAACCATGCCAGAATTTAGAGCAGAAGAAGAAGAGATTATAAATGAGTATCCACCTATTCGTGGCTTCATAGACTTAATTATGGAATATGATGGCGAAACTGTAATTGGTGAAATTAAGACGGCAAAGCAAGAGGTATGGGATACACGTCAGTCTGAAATGAAATCATCTGCAAACCACATGCTTCAATTGCTTACATATATGAAATTAAAGAATGCTAAAGAAGGATTCTTCCTGTATGAGAATAAGAATACACAGGAGCTGCTCGTTATTCCAATTTCAATGAATGAAAAGAATAAACAAATAATAGAAGATACATTTCTTTGGATGCAGCAAGTGTGGGATAACTTTAAAGATGGCGATCTACCAATGCGCCCAGAAGGTGCAACTAAGTCTAAGATGCCATGCACATATTGTCCAATTAAAAAAGAATGCTACGCAAAGACCACCCCAATTGGAACAGTTGAAATTGATTTGTTTGAGGTTCCAAAAATATGATTTGTGCAAATAAAGAATGCTCAATAGATTTTGAGCCTAAAACACATAATCAAAAGTATTGCTCAGATGAATGCTGCCGAATTGCCACAAATCGCAGGATTATGGAAAAGTATTATGAAAAGAAAGCTATTCGTAATGGTGCATATAGAGCATGTAAATGTGGAAATAAGTTAAGCAGATATAACGCTGGCAACCTTTGCTCCATGTGTGAAAAAAATAAAAATATTAAAAATAAAAATAATCTGATGGATATTATAAATGAAATTGGGTGAATTGGTAAAGACTAGGGCTGGACGTGTTTTAGGCATAGATGCATCTACAAACTCCATAGCCTTTTGCCTTATGGAAAATGACCAGCCATTAAAATGGGGCAAGGTAGATCTTGTTGGTTCAGACATATATGAAAAAATACACGATGCTAAGATTAAAATGCATGCTATGTTAGATGAATTAAAGTCTGATTATATTGTTGTAGAAGGAGCAGTGCTTGTCAGATCACCAGATGCTGTGATAAAATTGTCTTATGTATATGGCGTTGTTATTGCTGAGCTTATGTCTACTGGAGCTAAGGTTATCACTATTTCTCCTTCCTCTTGGCAGGCATATATTGGAAACAAAAATCCAACAAAAGATGAAAAGGCGGCAATAAGGGTAAAGAACCCAGGCTACGCAGATTCCTGGTATAAAAATCAATTGCGTAATATGAGAAAGCAGAGAACTGCTGATTACTTTAATAGAAAGTATAATCTAAATGTGGTGGATTTTGACGTGGCAGATAGCTTTGGTATTGCACATTATGCTAACAAGGTATTAACAGAACGATGAAATTATATCAAAGCAAAGACTGGCTATATAGAAGATATGTAGTTCAAAAGAAAACGGTTACAGAAATAGGAAATGAATGTGGCGTATCTGCTATGACTATACAGAGATACTTAGAGCAGTTTGGATTGATTAAAAAAAGATGAGCATTGAAAAAATTATATGGCAGACATACGAAACATCATATGATGATCTTCCGCAATATGCAAAAGAAAGCATAGGAACATGGAAGCATCAAAATCCTGACTGGCAACATGGATACATGAGTGGGCCAGACAGAGAGGCTTTTTTTAAAGAAAACTTTCCAGAAGAAGTATACAATACATATATAAATCTGCCTCTAGGAGTTATGAAGGCTGGACTGTGGAGATTTGCAATCCTATATATTAATGGTGGAGTATATGCAGATATGGATACGCATTGCAAGGCACCAATTTCAAACTGGTTGAGTGACGACAACGATGTTTTGCTAGACATTGAAAGAGACACGCCATGGCTTGCCACACAGGTAATTGCTGCAAAGTCTGGGAGCCCAATAATGAAAGCAGCAATAGATTTATGTGTTGAAAGATGTTCAGACGGTATTGTTAAACATAATCATATGGTTCATTATTATACTGATGTTCAAATGTTTACAGATGCAATTTATAAGGAACTTGGTGTTGAGCCTTATCAAAAGCATTTAAATGACTGGGCACCAGAGCTTATGGAAATGGATTGGCTAAAAAATAATAATGTAAAGATTTTAAACGGACAAGAAGCAAGGCGCTTGCTTGATTACGATGTGGTTCATCTTTATTGGGGTGATGACAGAGAGGCTGGTTGGATTGCATGGAAAAAGGATCCAATGGTTAATGAGTCGTATCCCAATGGATTCAACCCACATGAATGGGAGAAGTAATGTCAACAATAGGAATTTTACCAGCATCTGGAAAAGCCTCAAGAGTAGGTGGAATACCTAAATTTTGCTTGCCAATCTCTGATGAACGATCTCTTCTTCAGTGGCATGTAGAGCAAATGCTAGAAGTTTGTGACGAGGTTAGGGTTTCTACAAGAGCTGAATGGGTTCCAATTATTCAAAATATGGATATGAATATTAAATTAATAGTTCGTGAGCCATCAACTATGTCAGATGCTGTAAAGTTTATGGTAGGAGATTACAACGATACTGTTTTAGTTGGAATGCCAGACACATATATTCATGGAACACAAAATAATATTTATAAAGAAATGAATAGGGTTTCTGGAGACCTTGTTTTAGGAGTATGGGAATGTAGTGAAGAATTAAAGGGTAGAGTTGGTCAAGTATTGTTATCTGAGAATAAGGTTATTTCTTCTATGGATAAAACAAATAATTGCGATTATGCATATATGTGGGGCACTATGCTATTCCGTAAAAATTTGATAAGATACATAGATCCAGAATTAGAGCATCCAGGAAAACAAATACAAGAATGGATTGATATGAGTCTAGATATAAGGGCTGTAAAGCCAGGCGGGAAGTATATGGACATAGGAACACTAAAGGGTCTTAAACAACTATATAAGGAGATGGAATAATGGGATTTGTATCATATCCAAATAAAGATAATGGTTATCAAGCATGGGTAACAGACTTACAATTAATGTCAACAGATGCACCATCTGGTCATAGAATAATTGTAGAGTGTCTTGAAATTGCAGAGATGTTAATTAAGAAAAACATTTCATATGGAGATTCAGCTTTAAGCCCTATTCGTATATTTTCTCAGGCGGATAATCAAGAGCAAATTAAGATCCGTATTGATGATAAGATAAATAGAATTAAAAACGGATCAGGCTTTGCAGGAGACAATGACATTGACGATATGATTGGTTATTTAATCTTACTTAAAATTGCCAAGAAACTTGCTATTTCAGTCGACTAGAAGTATAATGTATTCATATGGAAATTGAATTAGCTGATCACTATGATCGTATGAATAAAGTTGTAGAGGAATTACTTAAGGGTAATAATCCTACTACAATTGCAACAATCACTGGATTTAAAAGAGCAGAAGTTGTAGAGCTAATAGATGAGTGGAAGAATGTTGTCCACAATGATGTTGGTGCTAGAGACCGTGCAAAAGAAGCAATCTCTGGTGCAGACCAACACTATGCAATGCTTATTAAGGAGGCCTGGAAGACCGTAGAAGACGCAGATCAAGCTGGTCAACTAAACGTTAAGGCAACCGCATTAAAATTAATTGCAGACATTGAAGGCAAAAGAATTGGAATGTTGCAAGAAGTTGGTTTATTAGACAATGCAGAATTGGCTGGGCAACTTGCAGAAACAGAACGTAAGCAAGAGATATTGGTTGGAATTTTAAAAGAAGTAACGGCCTCATGCCCTAAATGTAAAATGGATGTTGCTAGAAGATTGTCACAAATCACTGGCATAATTGAATCAGTCGTAGTAGAGGATGCAAGTGGACTTTGATTTCAATGATATTATCGACATGCTGGACGGCGAAGAATTTGATGAGCGCCCAGTTGATCTTCGCACATTTGTAACAAGCCCAGCATATCTTGGACTACCACCGCTTTCAGAGTTACAATATACCCTTATAGAAAAATCATCACAAATTTATAAAGAGTCTACCCTCAAAAAACTTTTCGGAGACGAAGAGGGTGCAAGAATGTTTAAGCAAACAGCAACCGAAGTTATTGCACAATTAGGAAAGGGTTCTGGAAAAGACTACTCTTCAACAATTGCTGTTTCATATATTGTATATTTATTATTATGTTTAAAGGATCCAGCAACTTATTATGGTAAGCCGCCTGGGGATGCAATTGATATTCTTAATATTGCTATAAACGCACAACAAGCCAACAACGTTTTCTTTAAAGGATTTAAAACTAGAATTGAAAGATCTCCTTGGTTTGCTGGCAAGTATACAGATAAAGCTTCAGAAATGAAATTTGATAAATCTGTAACAGTTCACTCAGGTCACTCAGAGCGTGAAGCGTGGGAAGGTTATAACGTAATTGTTGTAATACTTGATGAAATTTCTGGCTTTGCTATAGACAATACAACTGGTCATGATCAGGCAAAGACAGCTGATGCCATATATGAAATGTATCGTGCATCTGTAGATTCACGCTTCCCAGACTTCGGTAAGGTAATTCTTCTTTCTTTTCCTAGATTTAAAAACGATCCAATTCAAAAGTTTTATGACTCTGTTATATCAGAAAAAGAAACAGTGGTTAGAACTCATAAGTTTAAAATGGATGAGGACCTTCCAGACGGAACAGAAGGCAATGAGTTTGAAATAGAGTGGGAAGAGGATCATATAAAGTCTTATTCTATACCAAAAGTGTATGCGCTAAAGAGACCTACATGGGAGGTCAACCCTACCAGAAGCATTGACGATTTTAAAACTGCATTTTATAAAAACAGTATGGATGCCCTAGGTAGATTTGCTTGCATGCCTGCAGAAATGATTGATGCATTTTTTAAGTCTAGAGAAAAAATAGAAAAAGCTTTTAATAAAACAGCATTTGCTGTAGATAAATTTGGTCGCTTAGAAGAATGGTTTAAGCCAGAAGAAGATAAAACTTATTTTATACACGTAGACTTGGCGCAGAAGCATGACCATTGTGCAGTTACAATGGCACACGTAGATCATTGGGTAAATGTTAAAATAACTAATGAGTATTCTCAACCAGCACCAGTTGTCAGCGTTGATGCTGTAAGGTATTGGACACCAACTCCAGATAAGTCTGTTGATTTTACTGAAGTAAAAGATTATATATTGTCACTAAAAACTCGTGGGTTTAATATCAGATTATGCACATTTGACCGCTGGAATTCTCACGATATGATGCAGCAATTAAAACAATATAATATTAATACTGAAATTTTATCGGTGGCTAAAAAACATTATGATGACATGGCCATGGTTGTATTAGAAGAAAGATTAAGCGGACCGCACATTTCCTTGCTTATAGATGAATTGTTGCAGCTAAAAATTATGCGTGATAGAGTTGATCACCCAAGAAAAGGTTCAAAAGACTTAGCTGACGCAACTTGTGGAGCAATATATAATGCAATTAGTCACACTAGACCAAATAGTAATAGCGAGATTAAAATACATACATACGATTCAATGTCATATGATAATGATTTTAATACAGATGCTGACGGAGAAGTAGAGCATAGACAGAATGTAATTAGACCGCCTAAAATGCCAGGCGAATTAAAAGAGGCTATAGACAGAATGATGGTAATATGAGCGAATATCAGATAAGAGCAAAAGACTGTAAGTGTTGTGGCAAGCATGTGCCTTTACCAACAGTATTAAAAGAATATAATGGCACACCGCTTTGCCCTACAACATTTTCTAATGTTATAGAGTATAAAAGAATATGGTCATCACTTGGTTCTAGGCCTCATGGAAATATTAGAAAACATTTTTCTGATTATGTCCAGCAAATTGTTGAATCTACTATTGACAAAAACGAGGACGGAAGTTTACAATAGACTACTGGCAACAGTAGCTTAGTTGGTTAGAGCCCCGAACTCATAATTCGGTAGTCGTAGGTTCAAGTCCTACCTGTTGCACCAATAATAGTATAATTATCTTTATGGAGGCCAAATGGAAGACGAAGAGTATCAAGATAAGTTAGAGGAATATATAGCTTCTGGAGTAGTTGAGCTAGTTGGCATGGATGAATATGGTGAATTAATTTATAGAATTACAGACAAGGCGGAGACTCAAGCTCCAGAGCTATGGGCATCTCATAGAGAATATGTAGATAATGGATTGATAGCTTTGTTTGAAAAAGGTTTAATTGCTGTAGAATATGATGAAAACTTAGAAGCAATTATATCTTTAAGTCCAGAAGGATATGAAGAAGCAAGGCAACTAGGTTTAATTGACTTTGATATGGATCAGGATATACCAAACGATTAAGCCTTCGTAGCTCAGAGGACAGAGCAGGACTCTTCTAAGGTCTTGGCCGCAGGTTCGACTCCTGCCGAAGGCGCAGGCGGAACGTTTGAACAACAATAAACAATTTGATATAATATATATAGGCCGCCGATAGGGGCCTACAAATTAACTTATTCGCTTGAAGGAGGAATAAAATGGTAAACACATTCACACTGGATCTTTTTAAAGATCCATTTTTTATTGGCTGGGACCGCCAGTTTAAGGATCTCGAAAAAGTAATGCACAATTCTACAAACTATCCGCCATATAATTTGGTTGAAGTTAGTGAAGATACATATATGATTGAACTAGCTTTGGCTGGTTTTAAGAAAGAAGATATTTCTGTTGAACAAGAAAAGAATGTCTTAACAATAAAGGGGTCTTCGGAAGAAGATGAAAACAAGTATATTCACAAAGGAATTGGAGCAAGGTCATTCGCCAGAACATTTTCATTATCTGAGTATATGATCGTAGCAGGAGTAACTATGGAAAATGGAGTATTAAGAGTCCTTGTAATTAGGGAAGTGCCAGAAGAGGCAAAGCCTAAAAAGTTTGAAATTATGGATTCTTTTACTCCAGAAGAAAAGGTATTTGCCCCGTCACTGCGTAAGAAAAAGAAAGAATAGTATAATGTAATCCTATGGACGCTACCATAGGTGCACCTGAGCATGTGCTAAAACTGCTCTATTTTAAGGAGATAAAATGTTTGAGTATTATGTAAAGAAAGTAACTAAGGTTGTGGACGGAGATACAATCGATGTTGACATAGATCTTGGATTTGATATCTCATTTACTTCAAGAGTAAGATTAGCTGGAATTGATACACCAGAAAGTCGCACAACAGATAAGATTGAAAAAGCATTAGGACTTGAAGCTAAAGCATATTTAAAAAATGCAATTGATTCAGCAAAGACTGTTGTTATTAAAACAGAAAAAATGGATTCATCAGAAAAGTATGGAAGAATTTTAGGTTGGGTATTTTTAGATGGATCTGATATTTCTATCAATCATAAAATGATTAATGATGGACATGCGTGGGGATATATGGGAGAAACTAAGGTCAAAGATTTTGATGCCTTAGCAAAAGCGAGGAAAAAGAGCGGTAAGTAATGCCAATATATGAATACAAATGTTCTAATAACAATGAACATAAAGTATTTGAAGTAGAAAGATCTATCATGGATCCAGAAAGTATGCAGACATGTCCTGAATGTGATTCAAATGCAGTAAGACATTTCACACCGTTTGGCATACAATTTAAAGGAACTGGTTTTTACAAGACAGATAATCCTAAATGATTTAATGCTATAATTAACTAAATAAACAAACAGTTTGTTTAGGAGTTATAGTTGACTGGGACAAGAGCATGGAGATTATCATTAGCCACCATTTTAATGTTTGGATGGGTATTCCTAACTCCTGCTCACGGAGATGACCCACTCAGTCTTGCCGCTCAAGAAATAGAAGAGCTTAATAGCAACGTATCTAATTTAGTTTATCAAGATGATTTTATAGATCTTATAGATATAGCAGAAAATAAATTTACATATGCCACAAATGCGAAGGAACTTAAAGATGATTCCTATGATGCCCACGAAGATGCAGTAGAAGCAGAAGCTACAGCCTTAGAAGCAAAGAACCTTGCCCAATCAAATGTAGATGGTCAAACAGCAACAGTAGCCATAGCACTTGAGCACAAAGACAGTGCTCTTGAAGAAAAGAATGATGCTCAAGATGCACTAAGCATAGCCAATATTAATGTTCAAACTACTCAATCAAGTATGCAGAGTGCTGGAGGAACAGGTTTGGCATACACTGTTTATACTCTTGTTAGGCAGGGTAATGTTGCTACCCCAGGATCTGTTCTTTGTTCTGGCACCTGGAACTCAAGCTATATGAGTCTTCCAGTCTGCGGAAATAGATATGAAAACCTTATAGTTAAATTTACTGGACAGATAACAGTCCCTTCATGGTTTACACAAACCTACTTTGCAGGATATACGGATGATGGTTTTAGAATGTATGTTGACGGGCAACTTGCTGTTGATAACTGGGTAGAGCAAGGGACAACTTGGAGCGATTACTCTCCCGTATATGATGTTAGTGAAGACAAAACTTTAGATGTAGAAATATGGTGGTATAACGGTGGAGGACCAGGTTCCTATCATCTTGGCTGGGCTATACCTGGTGGATGGACTGGAGCAGGATGTGATTATGCTGGAAATCCAAGAGTCTGGGGACAAAATTTTAGCTGTAATCTTAATACATTTTCTTCTGGATCAGGACCAACTCAAGCACAGATAAATGCTTACAATGATGCTGTTGCAGGACAGGCTATAGCACAAACAAACTATAATAATAAATTAGCAGTATATAATGACAAACTAAATGTTTATAATCAAGAAGTTCAAGCCTTACAAAATCTCACATCAAACCTTACAACAGCAAGCCAAAACCTAACAATTGCACAACAAAACCTAACATCTGCTTTAGAATTAAAAAATAATAGAATAAACACATATGATCAATCTATAATTGATTTAAATTCTGCTATTGAAGACGCATGGACTTATTATTTTGAACAGTCTGAAAGAGAATTAAACGCCGCAATTGCACAAGCAGCAGCAAACGCTGCAGCAAATCAGCCAACACCAGAACCAAGCCCAGAACCAACAGACGAGCCTACATCTGAACCAACAGACGAGCCTACATCTGAACCAACAGACGAGCCTACATCTGAACCAACAGACGAGCCTACATCTGAA